ACAGATAGTTTTGTTTTACCTACACGTTTAGTTGTACAGTTTAGATCATCTTTTAACATTTGTGATGTTCTTTGGTATGGAACTCTCCAATGTTTTCTTGATAGATAATTGTTAAAAAAGTTATCAAATACAAAGTGATGAAAGCCATCTTTAGTATAAGTACCACCATTACGTAAGTCTTCGTAGTCATCTTTTTGTATTCTGTTTACACAATAATCTTCTAGATAATTATTTAATATATCTTTTGTGCTTGTACCTTCTGCAGGTTCTGTGATCTCTGCACTACTTAATAATACAGTAGTAATTTTTTTCCAATCACCTGTCTTTAGTGTTGGTGGATTTATTCTTAATTGTTTTATACATTCTTCTTGAAACAAAGTTTGATTAGCTAAATGTTTTGCTGAGTCTAAATACAATCTATCTCCATCTACATTCATGTAGTAGTATGGCTCTTCTAGGTTAACTACTTGTAAGTCTGTTAGACTTGGAAATATTATTTCTTCACCAATACCAAACTTTCTTTCTCTACATAATTTTTTATCACACAAATTACACATTGGTGTGGTCATTACATTTGTAACCCCACTCTTTTTTATCATGTTGTCTTTTAATTATTTCTACTTCAGACTCACTTAATGGTGTGTAGATGCTGTTGCATTAAACAAAGTCATCTTACTTTTCCATTCTGCTGGCCATTTAGATTTTAGCATACACACCAAAATGAAACATAGAATTGTTTCTACCACCTTCTGGTATTTTATTCATAGCCATAAGTTCTATACATGGTGGTGCATCTGAATATTCTGTTACAGGTCTTTCTATTTTTATTTTTGTAATGTCTGTTTGTTTTATCTCACTGTATATAGTGTAAAATTCTTCTAGTGTTGCAGCTTCACCATCTGCTCTAAATGCATAACTTGTTGTTTCATCACCATTAAAGTATGGTAAATTTAAAAAGTTACCTGTGTCATCTGCTGATTTTAATTGTATTTGTTTTGGAAAGACTTCTGATCCGCCGTATCCTAGTAGTGTTTTAATTTCTGTTAACTTATCTCTCATTCTTTCTGCAGCTACGGGAACTTCGGAGAAGAGAAAGACGTGTGCTCCTCCGCTCTTTGACCTACACACAGCCAGAGGCAATTAAATTGTTTTATTTTATCTATTAATTTTTTGTGATCAAACCCTGCGTAAGAATCTATGTCTACACAACCCCACACACATTGGTTATCTTCATTAATAGGTATGATACCCAGACTGTCTGTACCATCTAAATGCATTTCCACAGTTCCGTGGTCACTGGTTGACGTACTACGAATGATTTACCTTTAATCTTGACACCATTCTCTGCTGGTTCACTTACTTTAGTACAACCATGCGCACGTTCCAATCCTTTAAATATTTTTTCAAACATAATTTTTTAATGGGCGTTTCCACTCTCGCTTCGACGCCCACTCCTAGGATTTTATTTAGTATGGTGTTGAGTCTTTTGTAGTTTCTTCTGATCCGTGTTTAGCTTCCACTTCACCTTTACCAACACTCATTGCAAAAGATTTAGCCATGTCATAGATTGCTTTATCTGTAACTGGTCCCATCTTTTCATACTTCCCAACCAAACCATGTTCCTTTGTCATTAGACATCTGAACGGTTGATAGATTATAAATGTGGCTATAAGTTGGCGGTGTAAACAAACCATTTTTACCTTGTAGTTTTAAACCCATCATTAATGAATTCCATTTTCTACTAACTTTAAGTTGAGTAGATTTCATAGAAATCAAAGCTGTTGATGGAGTATCACCAAGAGTCAATACAAAATGACTTGCAGTGTTATCAAGATAGTTACCATTTGGTAATCTATCTTTGTAGTCTTTACCTCTAGTGGTTTGACTAACTATATCACTGTCAGCGTCATGAATTGCAACAGGTGCACCACTGAACTGGTACCTCTGTCTTGCCATTCAATGTATTGTCTTTTGTAGTGACAAGGTACATTGAACACTAATTTTATCAAACAATTCGTTTGTAACTGTGTTGATTATTTTGCCAGGCTCTGCGCCTTCGACATACTTACCATCTCTTTTGTTTACCTCTGGAGATAGTTGACCCAAAATTTTTAAGAATGGTAACGCAAGATCTTCTTGCGATATATTTTGAGTGCCTTGTTGTGCATCAGCTTCCATATCAAATGTTGCTAGTGCACTATTCTTTTTTTCTGCTACTTGGTTCATGTTTATTTGTTCCTTTTTATTGTTGTCTTATTTCCAACAAACACGTTGAAAATTTCCGTTGGCATTTCTTTACCTGCCTCTAAACGCTCACGGACTAGCGCTTTAAGAGTCATGGGCTCAACCTTCAACTTTTGTGTCGGTTGAAACCCACGTTCCTCTGCAAGAGCAGCATAATCAGCTGCCTTGTTATCCTCGTTACGACCGAATGATACGGATATCTCATTTTTGATTATATCACCCAAGCCATTTTCACGAAGCCAGTTAAATGCTTTCTCTCTGTTTGCAACAGAAATACTTGCACTATAATTTGGTTTAACATCTACCGTAGAACCATCTGATAGTTTAAGATGTGATAATCCCATCTCTGCCATCATGGTTGGAATTACTTCTCCAGATAATCGGTCATGTTCTTTTTTTAAATCTTTTAAATTGTTTTCACTTGTTTCTATTCTAGAAATTTAAACCTTCTAACATTTGTATTTGATCTGCTAGAGATTGTATACTTGCAGTTTTATCTACAAGGTCTTGTTGGTCTTCTTCAAAGTTAATATTACTCATCTATCTTTCCTCTTTCATATAAGTTAATTTCAATAGGATAATATTTTCTTTCTTGTTTATCCCATTTTAATAATTGTATTTACCATTTGTTATGTCAGAAACTATAGAACATGCTACACCAATAATTGCAGGATCACCTGTTAATAATAAATAATCTTCTGTAGTAAAATCTTTTAAACCTTTTCTTAAGTTTAAAAATTAATGGTCCAGGAGAAAAAATTATTTGTGAAAATTCTGGTAATAAAAATTTAAATTCACCATATGTAGAATAAGAAGATGCACCCATAATATTTATTTTAGGTCTACCTCAGTTCCTACCAGCAATTTCTTGTATTACATAAACTTTTTTTTCTTTCTCATGCTTGACAATATAGGTGTTTGAGTTGTTATCTTGTCAAGTAGAAAGAAGAAAAATTATGAATTATAAATTTAAAACAAAACCGTATGCACATCAAATGACTGCATTAGAAAAGTCATGGAATAAGAGAAACTATGCTTATTTTATGGAAATGGGTACAGGTAAAACAAAAGTATTAATAGATAATATAGCTATGCTTTATGATAAAGGTAAAATTAATGGTGCTCTTAATTATTGCACCTAAAGGTGTTGTAGAAACTTGGTATAATAATGAATTACCAACATCATTTACCTAGATCACATAGAAAATGTAACTGTATTGTGGCAAGCTGCTATTACTAAAAAACAACAAGAAAATTTAGATACATTATTTGAAAGGTGAAGATCTTACATATTTTAATTATGAATGTTGAAGCTTTTAGTACAACTAAAGGTATAGATTTTGCAATAAATTTTTATCTTGTCATAGAACTATAATGGCTATTGATGAGTCTACTACAATTAAAACACCTACAGCTAAAAGAACTAAAAATATTCTTAAATCTAGGTGAGTCTGCTAATATAGAAGAATAATGACAGGTTCTCCTGTAACTAAAAATCCATTAGATTTATATACTCAATGTGATTTTTTAAGTCCGTGGTTATTAGACTTTACATCTTATTATGCATTTAGAAATAGATATGCAGAAATGAAAACATTACATATGCATGGTAGACAAATACAAGTTGTAATGGTTTTAAAAATTTAGGTGAATTATCAGATAAATTAAAAGGTTTTTCTTATCGTGTATTAAAAGAAGATTGTTTAGATTTACCAGATAAAATATTTATTAAACGTCAAATACAATTAACACCAGATCAACGTAAATTGTATGAACAAATGAAAAAAGAAGCTATTGCTATATTAAAAGGTAAACAATCTACTACTACAGTAAACGTATTAACACAATTAATGCGACTACAACAAATTACTTGTGGTCATTTTACTGCTGATGATGGTGCAACTCAACCTATTGCTAATAATAGAATTACAGAACTAATGAATGTTCTTAGAAGAAACAGAAGGTAAAGCTATTATATGGGCTCACTATCAATATGACATTACTGCTATTATAAAGCTGTTAAAAAAATATGGTCCGAAGGATCCATTGTCGATTATTATGGATTAACACCACAAGAAGAAAGACAACCTAATATTAAGCGTTTTCAAGATGACCCTAAGTGTCGGTTTATTGTTGGAACGCCTTCTACGGGCGGCTATGGCATTACTTTAACAGCTGCAAACACCGTAATTTACTATTCTAATGGATATGACTTAGAAAAGCGATTACAATCAGAAGACAGAGCACACAGAATCGGCCAAAAAAAATCGGTAACTTATGTTGATTTAATGGCGGACGATACAGTGGATGAAAAAATCGTGCAAGCTCTACGCAAAAAAATAAATATAGCATCAGAAGTTTTAGGAGAAGAATTAAGGTCATGGATTTAATAGGATATATACGCGAGGCGCGCTGGAATTTTTTTAAACCAGGTCGACTGCTTTTCCAATAATTGGTTTGTATTTAGTTTTTTTATCTTCACGATATGCTCGTAAATATTGATGTCTAGGATTAAAAGGTATGTAACTTGCGTGGATCCACCCCGAGTTAGGTTCGCCAGGCGTGTAGTACTCGAGGATCAATTGATCTACCTCACAATTCATTTTAACCCAATCTGCTACTTCAGCGTTGTCAACTCCCATACATTCGAAATCAACCGCCTCAGCTTTTGAGTGCTGGCTGGTCAAACTCGATCCTATGGCTGGCACAACTCAGGACTACGATAGCCGCTGGTCACCTTTACTCTACCGAATTGGTCACGCACTGGCTGTAAAATATTTTCACACAATGCTTTTAATTTATCTATTTGATCTGCGTTAGGTTCGTTATCTATACCTTTACGTATAGCTGTGTCTGATTTAGTTAAGCTCTTGAAGAGAAAAATTTCGTGATAAGTTGCATTTTTTAAATCTAATAATTTTAAATCTTTAATTCTAATATACATATCTTTTTGTATTCTAAATGCTTCTTTTTGCATTTCATTAAAGTGTTAACCATATCTGTTGGTGTTTTTTGTGCAAATTTTGTACACTATAAAATTTTTCTGTTTCATCAACAGCTCTTAATAATCTGTTCATTGTAGATGTAAAATATCTAAGATCTTTTTTAACATCAATTCTAATAATCCGTGTTCCAGTAAACAATGCAAGTAATTCATCAGACATTAAAGTTAACTGGTTTACCACCTTTAGTTAAATCTTTTGATAAAGCATCACCAATTTTTTGACCACTAGATACAAGTACACCAGGTTTAACACCATCTAATACATATTAATGATTTAATAAATTTATCTCCAAGGTCATCTGATTGTGTGTACACAGATCCACCACCATCTTTTTTACCATTTCTTGTAGTTACATCTATAAATCTATCAAAACCTAATGGCTCTGATATAAATGGTTCTAAGAAATTTAGATACCGGTCCGTCTTCTCCAAACATTAAATTCATTACAAATTGTTCTGTTTCTTGTGGATTTAAATTTTGTTTTGTGCTTGTGCAATTGCTGCATCTAATGGTTGATATAAACTATCGTAAGGACTAAAGTATGAAAAATTAATTGCAGCACTTTCACCATTCTTCCAACCTTTAACAGCTAACAAGTTTGATGTTGCATCCCATGATGCAGCTGAAGATCTTTTGTATGCGTTCCACTGTGAGTCTGTAGAGTTAGTTAAGAACTGTGCAAGTTCATTAAATCCTTTTCCAACAGCATAACTAGTTAAAAATGCACCTGTAATCTTCTTATACCCATTTGTTTATAGCTCTGTTAGGGTGTGCAGCTTCTTTTAAACCTATACAATAATATTTGCACCTGTTCTAAGTATCTCTGCAGGAAAAGATATAAAGTTTCCAAGTGGTAGCTTTCTTAATTCTTGAATTGCTGGTGGTACTTTACTGTATGTTGGATATGTATTTCTTAATAAAAATGCTGATGCTTCTTCAATTGCATCATCAAATGTTTTTTTCTGACCTGTAACTGTATTGATTGGATCAAACTCTTTACCCATGTATCTAAACCATTTTTTAACATCATCTAAATTTTTTAGTGCTTGATACAATTGTGATCTTACCATACTCAAAACCATAACCTTTCCATAAGTTATCACCACCTGCATATAATCTTGCAACTTTATCAGTAGGTGCCATTTTCATTAATCTATCAAACAATTTATCTGTTGTATTTATTAATTGTTTTTAATATCTTGTGATTACAGCTTTTAATTCTGCAGCTACAACGTTTTCATCCCACACACCTAGTCTAACTAATTTTTCTACGTAGTTATTAAATTCTACTTCATCAATTTTATTACCACCTGCTTTAAATATATCTCTTGCAACAATCTGCATTGCGTCCGTAACACTAGCTCTACCACCAATGTGACCATTCATTAATGCAAAGAAAGAAGCTGATGTTACATTTCTAACTTGTGTTTGTGGTGAGTATAATGTTTTACCAACTTGACACCAATACTTTACCTTGCATAATTTCTCGATAAATAAACATTTATCTAATTTATCTAACACTCCACCAACACCTTGAAACATTTACATATTCAGGATCGGATGCCCATTTTTAGTAAATTTGATTTCATGTGTACCAAGTCTTGGCACTTTTAATAAGTTGTGGGGTTATAAACACCTGCGTTGATTGCTTCTTCTAAAGATTAAACAACCAACCATTTTTTAAACCAGACTCTGCAATAAAATCAGCTGCTCTTTTATTTGCCATAGATGATATCATTTCTGCTGTTGTATAACCAACAGATGCTTTTAAATTTTTTTCAGGACCTAATAAATTTTTAATTGCATTAGGTAATTCTTCACCTGTTTTTAAAAACCATCATTTGCGCAGATTCTTTGTAAGCTTGATTTATATCAAGTTTTGGAAAGTCAGCTTTGCTCTTAGTTTTAAATCTTTATTTCTTCCTACTACATTTTTAGCAACCCAATCTACTGCCGTATTATATATCTTTTCATCTGGTGCATAGTTTGGATTAGTAAATGTTGAAAAAGATCTTAACATATAATCTTTTATTCTATTTATTTCTATGCCCTCTAAATTTTTTGTAATAGCATCACCATCTTTACCTTTTGGTAAAGCTTTTTTAAACTCTTTCATTGTGTTTTTTATTTCAAGTTTTAAATCATCTGCTAAGTTTACTAGTTCTTTTGGAAGATCCTCTCTTTTAAGTTGTCCTCTTAAAAATTCTTCTACTTGATCAAGATAATGTTTTTGTAATGCAGGAGAAGTAGTTGCACTATTATAATTGTTTTCAAATTTTTTAGCTAGCTCGTAAGATCTTTTTTCAATACCTTCCATAGTTCTATCTAATTTTCTTGCTCTACCTTTTATAAAAAGCATAGCTTTTTCTGATATACCTTCAATGTCTTTAGGTGCTTTACCAAAAGATCTAAAGTAAGATAAGATGTTATCTAAACGTTTAATAACTCTTTTTTCTTTTGCTGGGTTTGTTACAGAATATAATCTCCAGTCTTCAAATTTTGGTAACTGTTTTACTATTTTTCCTGAAAATGTTGATACGATCGCAGGAGCAAGTGCTTTAGTTAATACAAAGTCCTGTAGCGTTTCTAATTGTTTTAGCAGTACCTGCTACAACAGGTTTAACAGCTTCTCTGAAGATCCAAGATAACTAATAGGTCTAAATACAGCAGTGTTTATACCTTTAGCTCCTAACTTAGCAGTTGTTTTTACAAATGGTGCAAGACCAAACTTGTAACCAAGTTGTAAACCTTTTCCAATTAAAGGAAAGCCAGCACCAATAATAGCACCTTCTTGTCCATATTTAATTCTATTTCTAAATTCAGCTGCAGCTCTTTCTTTACCTTTTAAACCTTTTGTAGACTCTGGTTCAAAGTAGGGAGTGCTTCTTCCTTGTTCTGATGCTAAAAAATCTGTTGCTCCTACAACAGCCATACCTTCTATAGCTCTTGCAGCGATCTTACTAACCTTTGCTTTTTTACCACCTTTGATTCCTGAAATTATTTTTTTAATCTGTCCAGCAGTTTTTGTTCTTCTTAATACTTTTTGTATAATACCACCTGGTATTGCAAACTGAGTCATTAGACCAACCAGGTCACCTCTCCATGTTTCAGGTCTATCCGGTTCTTTGTCCTTCATCATCTTGTCAAACTTTCCTAAAAAGTCTGAATCAAATGTATAATCTAAACCAGTAAATAAAGTAGTTCCTAACCCAGACATCAAGTCATAACTACCTGAGTCTACTCCTTTTCTTATTTCATCTAAAATAGATATATAATCTTTTTCTTCACCATCTTTTAATAACTGCATTGAGTCTACAGGTTTGTCATATTTTTTAGACATAGCTTGGTCTAAAAGTAATTTCATGTTTGGTGATCCAGAAAGAATAAATCTCGATAAACTTTTATCTTCTTTTTGAAAAGGATTGAATGGTTTTAAATATTTAACAGGTGGTGTAGGTTCTGTTATATTTTCTAATGCTTTTAAGAAAGAGTTTTGTACTTCATTAAGTTCTCTTACTTGACCAGGAGGAGTTTTCTTTTCCTCTTGTTGTTGCTGATCTTTTTTATATCTCTCTAGAGCAGTTTCGGCCATTTTATGCCTCTTGCGGTAATACTAAATTCACACTATATTTTTGATTAAATAAATCAACGTCTTGTTGAGTAGCAATTGTTGCAAAATCTTCTAAAGCTTCAGGACTAGCAGCAATTAATCTTACAACATCGTCTCCTATTTCTTGTGGTAATCTAGCTCTTAGGGTACCAAAATCTATCTTAGGTTCTTGGTCCATGCTCATTGATTCTTGAGGCATTGACATTGGCGCTTGAGTCATGCCTGCTCCACCACCCATTTGATAACCTGCTCTACCACCTTCAGCATGCTTGGTTTACATGGAAATTTACCTGTTTGAAAAAATTCTTGATAGTATTGTAAACATGTCTTCTAATAATTTTGGATCATCGTCTCCTTTTATAAATGCTATTCCATCTGCATCTTTTTTATCTAATAAATTATCTTTTATTTTTCTTAAAATTCTTTGAGTGTATTGTTCATCACCTAATAAAGATTGCTCTTACAGTATCATTTTTAGTTAACTGTTCTAATCTTAATTTTTTCTTATTTAAAAGATTAGCATCATTTTCACTAAATTCATTTGGTGTTGTAGTTTGTTTGTTTTCTAATTTTAAAATTAAATCCATAGTTGTTTCAATGTCATCAGCTATTTGTAACTTAACACCTCTATTACCAACTGTATCTCCCATACCACTTAATGCTTCACCTTTTGCTTCGATCAATGTTTTAAATAGATCTGCATCGGTTGCAAACTTAGTTGCTCTATCTGCATCCATATCATCAAATAATTGTTTTGTTGGTGCTTTCGCAGCTTGTGCCGCTGTAGATAATAAACCTGTAAAACCTTTTCCTGTTGGTGGTCTTGACATTAAATCTAAACCTGTAGACATTAAAAATCTATTAAAGCTTTCACCTTGTGGTCTTTCATATTTTGGAAACATTGCTCTTGCTTCATCAAATTCTCCTTGAGTAGGAAAGAAATCTACAATACCTGCTTTTTTATACTGTTGTCTAGGTTGACCTAACCCTGATGTAATACCAGAGTTTGTAGAACCACCCATTCTAAACATCGGTCTTTTTAATGTTCTATTCATATTATTTTTTTAGTGCGCCGTATATCCCTGCTCCAGTAGCCGCTGCACCTAATGCAGTTTGTAAGAATCCTGGATCTGGTACTTGTGATGTTTGTGTTCCTGATCCTGCCATTCCACCCATGATACCTGTAACAAGGTTACCGTAGTTTTGTAATTGTTCTTGTGGTTGATACGCAGCCATTCTGTTTGCTTCTCTAGTTGCATCTAGGCCCGCTTGTGTTTGCGCTTGATTCAATGCGCCCAATGAACCTAACGTTGAAATATCTCCTGATTGTAATCCAGGTAATGCAGAAGCTAATCCCATTTGGTTTTGAAATTGTTGTTGAGCTGCTTGTTGTGCTTGACCAAAACCTTGTTGTAATAATCCTGCTTGTAGCTGTGCTCTGTTTCATATCAGAACCTGCTTGATATTCTGCTTGCATAACACCTTCACGTCCACCACCAAAAGCTCCTGATGCTACTGCTTGATCTGCTTAAACCTTGTTGTTGCATTTGTGCATTTCTATCAAACTCTGCAAGTGATGCATCAATCACTTGTGATTGATAAGGTGACATAAACTGTTGATAAGCTTGTGGTCCTGTTGCAGCTTGTGCTTGATTTAAAAAAGGTTGATATGATCCTAACACCTGCTTCAGCTCTTTTTTGTGCTTCTAGTTGTAATCTGCATCTTGACCTGCAACTTGTGGTGCAAGTCCTGCTAAATTTTGTTGTCTTGTTGTAAATGCTCTTGCAGCATCTTGTCTTGCTTTAAATCCTGCATCTGTTTCACCTGTTTGTTTTGATAAACTTCCAATGCCACCTGATACAATAGGTACACCTGTAAAGGCAACGGCCTGTTCGGCTAAATCTTTTCCTATATCTTCTACAAAAGGTGCTGGTCTTGATATTGTGGTTTCTGTCGCCATTATAATACTTCCTCTAATCGTTGTGATGTTTTAAACATTTCTCTAGCGCCATCTAATCCTTGCGATTCTTCAGATACTTCACCTCCGGATTCGAGGTTTTTCATCATGTTATACATGACTTCTGCGCCTTTGTCTATATCTCCTTCACCTGCATTTCTAACAGCGTCTGCAGTAAATACAAACTCATTCTTAGACAGTCTAGCAGGCACATCGTCTGCTCTTTCCATTCGACCGATAGGCACGAACCCACCGTCTTCTCTGTAATCTTTTTCCATGCCGTCCATATCTAATAATGGCATAGTCTTCTTGGCTACTGGTTCTGCATCTCCACCTTCTTGATAAATTCTACCACCGTCTGCAGCTAACTTCCTGCTATTCTTATGCTAAAAAATTTAAGGATTGTTTCTAATTGCATCAATACTATTTTTTTTATAGTACTCATCTAATCCATTTTATCATCCTCTTCTTTACCAACACCTAATGCATCTAGAGCTGGAACACCTAAACCTAAAGTTATACCACCTAATGTTGGCATCATAGATCCACCACCTTTTGTTAACCTAATTTACCAAAAAGACCAGTTTTCCCAGTCCAGAATACCTTTTTTCATCTGCTTTTGCTATTTGTCCAAATAAATGGGTTTTCATTTACCAATATTAAACATACCTTTTCCACCACCTGCACCATAAGATCCACCCATAGCACCTAAACCATACATCAACGCAGCTTTACCTAATGGAGACTTAGCAACTTTCTTAACAGCTCTTGTTGCTTTCTTAACTAACTTACCTAAGAAATACATTTGTCTTCCTGATTCAAGGTCCATGATTCCTCCTTCAGGAGTATCTTCCATCATACCACCGTCCATCATTCCTGCACGTCCACCATCTGCAAGACCTGTGAAATCAAATATAGAGCCCGCGAATCTTGGAGCAAGGCCACCTAAGATTTCTTGGTAGGTGTTGTATCTTCTTCTGTGTCATCACCAACATTACAATAAGCTGGTGGGTTAGGTCCTTTACAAGGATCCATTACTTGACCATCTCCACCATTGTCTGTAATCAGTCTACTCTATTTCTATTCATATAATCATTAAACCTTCTTGTAAACGTGTATCATCATAGGATCAAAACTAACTCTATCTAAAATTTGAATATCTTCTCTTAAATATTCTTGTGCTAATGATCTGCAATTTTCACCTGATTTTGTAATACCTGTTTTAATTTACTTAAAACACAACCTATTTTCTTATTAAATCAAAATATTTTGTTGATGGATCTATTGTAAAGTTCCATCAAACATTCCTAATTCCTGAACCGTCGTTTCATAATCTTGGTAAGGATCTAATTTTCTTTTGGGTCTAAACCTAGTAAGATCTTCATAATTGTCATACCACCTAAATCTTGAAAGCATTAGCATCTTTAGTTCTTTGAATTCTTAGTCTTTTACATCCTAAATAGTGTCAAAAAGACCATCTTCTTATAATCAGCTTAATTTATTTAGGATCTTTAGGAAACTTTTCTAGTCTTTTTCTTGACTGTCAAATTGGTATTTTTGGAGGCTTATTTTCTTTTAACATTTTTATCTCTTCATTTATATTGGTGTCAAATGCTATAGATCCTCTTTGCATCTATTTTTTCTTGAGTTGCTTATTATAATTTTTCTAGGTGAACCAGCACCTTCACTTTTTGGGCCTTGAACTGGTCTGTACCTTAGGATTACCACCACCTAAAAGCTTCAGATGTCCATGCTTCCTTGACCACCTATAGCACTTCTAGATTGATTCACCTTAGCCTATAAGTTCCATACAGCATCTACCACGATAACCTGGACGTTTACCATTCGCTGGTTTGTTTACAAGTTGCTGGTATTGTTGTGCGTTTGTTATTGCCATTACTCTGACGCTGCTCCTAATGGTGGCATTGCTGCTACTTTAATTTTTAATGATCTTGTAATCTCTTCTCTGATTGTAGGAGTGTTTGAATCTGCTATATCATTTTCAGCTTCTTGATCCGAGTTATACTCTTGATTAGTTCTAGTGTTTCTTAATACTACTTCAGTTTCACATTTAACAACTGGTACTTTTTTACCATTTATCATTGTGTAATTTACTTCTGCTTCTTCTTTAAATGCCATAATTTAATCCCTGTTTATTTCTAATATTGCACAAGTGCCTTCAAATATATTAGCACTTGCTGCTTGTAGTTGTAGTTTATCATTCTCTTCTAACACAATTGAGCCATCAGAGATAGACTTAGAATCTCCTGAGTTTACAGTATGTTCAGCAAATTGAAAAGCAGTTGTTGCTGAATTATCATATAAAAAAGCTTTTATTTCAGTGTTTCCACCCCCAACATTAGCTGTGTGTATGTTCTGTATTATAGCTCTAGAGTTAGAAGGCACAGTATAGACATCTGTTACATTAGTTGTAGTTAGATCAAAGTTAGCGTTTTTATATATATTTGCCATATTAATTTCCTGATTTAAACCAAGTAAATCTTTCTGTTTCTTGTTTTAAATCATTTAAAAATGTAGAGTTTAATTGTTCAACTATTATAGTAATAGCTCTGTTAATTTGTTTTTGATTCGAGAAATCGTATTCTTCTTTTGGTTCTGGTAATCTTACTACTACTTTAGCCATTATCTACGTCCATCTGGTTGTACATCTATTCTTAAAGTTCCAAAACGCCAAGACTCACTAACATCAGTGTTTTCTATCTTAATGTTAACAAATCTTCCTCTGGCCCTAGTATCCTTTTTATCAGTGCTAGAGTTAATTGTAAAGGGACTTAAAGACGTAACGGTATCTGATTGTTGAGGATAACGTTTAACAGCAAGAGTTACTTTTGCATTACCTTGTAAATCTTTAAAGTCTGGTACAAATCTTCTCATAGCTAAAAATACTTCACCTGAGATAGTTGGACCACTTGATTTACCTTGTGCATCTTTTTGTTTAGCTTGTAGATCAAAGTCAAATGATTTTATAAATGAAGTAACTGTTGTTGTGCTACCATCAGGATTAACTTGATCGGTTCCTACTTCATGTTCAAATAAAGTTGTTTGACCTAATCCATCTTCTCCTACAATAACTGGAAAAGTACCAACAGCTGAATCATTAAATTTAGTAGCTGATGGTTTAGGATATACACTAGCATCAATCCAAGAAGTTCTAGCTTCCGTTCCTATATACCAAACACCACCTTTCATAGGTTCTCCATAATTAAATACAACATATTGATCATTATAATCAGAACTAGTTGATGGATAATACCAAACAACTTCAGTATATAAATTATTTATACCTGCATAAATTTGTTGTCCTTTAGTTGTATCTGCTTGATCATAAACATAATCTTCAACAGAACAAGGTAGAGATTTAACTGTACCGTCAAACATAAAGAAACCATTTGGACTCATCCAAAAGCAGCACCATCTATTTCAATAGCTGCATTTTTACCTATCAATCCACAGTTAGTACCCACTTGTTCAAAACCAAATGTAAAAGGTGAACCAATAAATTTCATAGTATACAATGCATTATCTGTCCAAACCAAAATTGTTTCTTTAGCTTTTAGTGAACCCATGATCCGTGTTCCGTCTTGCAGTCTTTGTGTACCTGCTGAATTGATTGCTGTTGGTGTATAATCATTTATATCTTCTTGATCCGAGAATCTTATAAACATGTCATCTTGAGTTGATGTATCTCCAATAGTTGTTTCTGTTCCAAGATGAATTAAGTGACGTGTTGTAGGTGAAACTAATGTAACTCTTGTTGCTGTTGGATTAGCTGATGTAGAAAAACCAGATGTAGTTGTTGACGCTCTTGTTGTTAATCTTGCAGCAATACCTGCATCCCAAGTAAACGTTTTTCCATTTGCAATTGTTGCAACTAATACTTGACCAAAATTACTTAATGACCATAATCCCGGTTCAAGAGAAACATCAGATGCTGAAGCAGCTTCTCCCCAATTACCACTACCCCATGAATCAATACCCCAACCATAACCATAAGATTGTTCTGCAGGACCAACTTGTTCATAAGGTTTAACTTCTAAACTACCACCTGTTGAAACTGTTGCTGTTGCATTAGAACTTTGTGTAATTGTAAACACACTTGAACTTGTAATACTTGTTACTTGAAATAATTTATCTTCAAAATCTGAATTAGAATAACCAGTACCTACTGGTAAAGTTACATTATCTAATAATATAATATCACCTGCACTTAAACTGTGACTTGCTTTTGTTATAGAACAAACAGCAGAGTTATTAACTGTTGCAATGGTGCAAGAAGATAACGTAGTTTTTAAAGGTGTAATATCATAGAGTTGACCTTCAAAATAAATAATTAAAAATTTATCTGTGCCAATTGCAATGTATCTATTTCCATCTAAGTCTACAAATGCAAACTGACGTCTTGCAACACCTGCTATTGTATCTGTAACTAATGATGACCAACCACCTACTTTCTCTGGTAGTCCATATCTAAATCTTGTGTTATCACAATCAACCCATCTGTTTTCTGCACCAGATGTGGTGTCTTGTTTATCTATTCCTGGTAGGACTTTAAAATCAATTAGAGCCATGGTCCGTGCTCCTATATGTTATCTTTATAAATCCAGCCTCTAGTTGCATTAACATACACTAAAGTAAATGCAGCACCATTAGCCGAAACTACTAAATCTGAAGCACTACCTAAAATATTAGAACTGTTTCTACCGATTGTTAAATTGTTAGATGCAAAGTTATTACCTGAATCTATAAAATGTACTTCATTACCTATTGCAGGAGATGCGGGTAAGTTTATTGTAATTGCAGTACCAATACCACTTCCAGAAGTATTGATTAATACTTGATCACCATTAACTGTAGTGTAAGTAGCAGAAGGTGTGTAGTATCCTTTTGTCTGTAATTTTCCTGTAATGTTTGTTCCATCAGAATATAAAACTGTTGTTGATCCAACAGGTAATGCAAGACCTGTTCCTGAAACTGTTTTAACTGTAAGTGTATAATTAGAAGCTGATCTTGCTGTTGCATCTTCTACTATAAAAACTCTTTCAGCACCGTCAGGCATTGTAACTGTTCTATTAGCAGTTAATGTTCCTGTTAGTTTGTAGTATAAATTTTTACCATTTGCTGTTGCATGAGTTGCTAAAGATAAAGCAACATCTCCTGAACCCACTGCAAGTGATAAATAACCACTAGCTGCTTGTTCTAAAATTTGTAAGTTTGTATTAGTAATTGTACCCCAGGTTCCTGATTTTTCCCCTGTAGTTATTAGTTCTAGTTTTAAATCTGTTGATGTACTTGATGCCATATTTCTCCTACGGATTATCTGGGTCTATTGGGACCCAAACTTGATTTACTCCTGGTGGTATTGGGTTCCATGATATCACACTTACAGGGTTAGTTGCAAGGTTTATTTGATTACCAGATAAAACTACTGTTTGACCTATTTTAATAACTACATTACCTGTAGATAAATTTACTCTTTGTCCTGTAGGTAAAACAACTGATTTACCTTCAATAACTACATTACCTACTGAAAAGTTTAATCTTTGTCCACTTACAGTTACAAATATACTAACTCCGCCTGGATCGGCAAATGGTGCTCCGGCAAATGTGCTTCCTCCAAAATACATTACGGTGTTTGTATCCTTGTCCAAATTTGTGAAACGCCTGGTACTACACCATCCCACTGTTTAATATTAATAGAAGTTGGTACTGCTATTTCTAATCCTACACCAGTTGTAATTACATTTGCTTTAGCTTGAATAGTAACTGTACCTGTAGATAAATTTTGTCTATTTCCTGTAACAATAGCTGTTGCGTTTGCTTTAGTTGTAGCATTTCCAATTGCTATTTCTACTGCACTTCCTGTAATAGATACATTTGCTTTTGCAACAACTGATACGTCACCTGTATCTAAATCAACTCTTGATCCTGTAGGTAATACAGTTGCAGCTGCAGTTGTTGAAACAGTTCCTGTAGATAATTCTACTCCTGATCCTGTAACACTGTATCTAAATGTAAATGTAAAATCCTTAAAAGGAGACAGGGGGTATGTGGTGGTGCCCTGCCTCCATCTAAAGATTATATCATCGTTTAAACCAAGAAGGAAGACCTAAATGTGGACGCTTGTCAAACATATTATCTTTCGCTCCTGGTGTTTTACGGTTGTTATAATGAAGAAATACTTGAACGCATTCCTTACCTTTAAATTTATTTCTCCAATGTTCTAGCTCACAGCCAGAATAAACTAGCATATCTCCTTGTTTAAGATCTACTTTAATTCCTTTTTTACCTACTTCTCCAGATGGCTCTAAATATATTGGCCAATCATCACCAGCAAGATTCATAGTAGTAGATATCTCACAACTAAATCTATCTTTGTGTCTTTTTAATTCATCACCTTTTTTATAAATTCTTGCATAAGTATAAGCTGGATATAATTTTAATCCTGTTACTTCTTCCATTTTAGGTTGGCATTTTAACATTAAAGTTTCCATAGCTATATTAGAATACTGACTATAAGTTTCTGGTATTTGTTCATCTTTACCTTCATAATGACCTATAATATTTTCAAAGGGTGAAATGTATCTAGCGTAGCTCTACAAGTATCATAAACTTGTTTTTGCATCATAAAATAATTTGCAACAAAAGCTGCTAGGTCTTTTGATATTGCTTGACGAATAACTGTATACTTTTTCTTTTTAAACATCTTTAGCCATTTCTTTTGGCACAGCTTGTATGTTCCAATGTATAAATCTAAAAGGCTCTATACCAAAATCTACACTAAACTCGTGTTCTAAAAATCCTGGAAAGATAATTAATGTACCTGGTGTAGGTTTAAAATGTATAAGCTCACTACCACCCCATACACCTTTTTGATCTGGTTTCATTTTTAATTTTGTAGCACGTGCACCTGTTCTTGGTTCGTGAAATACAGGATAAGATGTTTTATCACTACACTTTAAAAAGTAAAAACCTGATACGTGTTGATTCCAATGTACGTGTGCTGAATGATGACCACCACCTTTTTTAGCAAACTCTTGTACCCACATCTCACTAAACATAGTTGTGTATTGTTGCATATCAAAACCTTGATGATCTAAATACTCCCAAGACTTTTGACCAATGTAATTTCTAAAATCTAAAAAGTCATTGTCAGCTGTAAGTGGTGTTGAGTGATATGATCTTCCAAAGTCACCAAACTTCTTTATATGTGCTTTAGCTCTCTTGAAAATTTCTTGCATCTTTAATATATTTATTAGATGCTTTGTTTAATGATTTTACAAACTCTGGTTTTTGTTCTGACCAAATAGTTGTGTTAAAGTAATTATTTATATACATATTATTTAAAAGGTTTTCCTAAATGCCAAACAACAAGACTATATCTTGTGCCTGCGGTTACGGGTTTAACTCTATGCCATACAAAAGAAGGAAACACAATAATAGATCCTTTAGGTAAAATCTCTTTTGCTCTTCTTAAATGTTGACTTTCATCTCTCATATGTGGATCGTAGTTTCTAAAATCAAATTCTAATTCACCACCTGTGTATTCTGAACCATCTGTTAATTGACAAGTCATAGATAGTTTTCGAATTCTTACCATTGTCAGGATCTTTTTTTCATAAGGTTTATCCCAACCATCACAATGCCAATCATAATATTGGTTGTGTTTATATTTTGTAAACTGACAAGATTCTGATCTTCCCAATCAAAGTTCCAACCAGCTTGTCTATTTGCTTCGTGAACGTATGGGTGTAATTCTTTATATATCCAAGTATCATTTAACCAAACTAAATCAGAGTTTCTTTTTCTTTTTAAATCTTTAACTTCTTCTTTTTTTAATTTTCTATCTCCATAACCACCAGTTCTAGCCATTACTTCTTCTTGTGAATTAGCATAAGCTATTACATCATCACAAAACTTTGGTGTAAGTACTGCACTAAAATACCAATAGTAATTAGATATATTCATAAGTTATTGTTTGTACAAAGTTTAATGAATCTTTTTGATTGTTAGTTAGGTAATACATATTAGTTGATGGAAACATAATAAACATATTATTTTTAAGTTCTATATCCCAACTTCTTCCTTTACGTCTGTTATCTTCAAAGTGTATTCGAACATTACAATCTTTGACTTTTACACCATATAATAATGTAAAGTCTGGAGAGTTACGTAGATCCACTGGATCAATATTTAATAAAGGAATAGTTGTTTCCGCAGGTTTATAGATATTTCCCCACGTTTCTTTGTTAACTAAATTAACACCATATTCAAGACCAATGTGATCTCGCATATATGTATTTAACATATCCCAAGTTCTTGAGAATGGAAAATCTTTGTTTTGAATTACTGATTGTAAAATATCGCCTGATAATTTATCTCGGTCAATGTCCCAATCTTTAGGCATTCTACATCACCATAATATAATGCTTGTTCTGTTAATACTTTCTTCTGCATACCACCACCATTTTTAATTTATGCTTTTGAGTCTGTCAAGTCCCAAGTTGTATTAGCTTCATTCCAGACGTAACTCCATCTGAATGAGTATCAGCTGTATTTTGTGAATTCTTGTTCAGCTGTTAATGCTGGAGCATCACCGATTGGTGATTTCCAAGAAGCTGATTCATTATGTTTTACCCAAGATGCATAAGGTTTTTTAGGCCAAAAGATTTGATCATCTTCGTCCCAAGTATAACCTATACCTGCGTAGTTTCCTCTAAAAGGTGTACCACCATCTTTATGTGTACCACCAGATGTATTGTAAGATGTTTGAATCCACATTTGTGCAGGCCAATTATTATGTGTTTCTAAATATTGTTGTCCTACTGTTTCATCTTCAACGCCATCAGCGTTTAACATATCACCATTATTCAAAGTTAATACTTGAATAACTTTACTGTTTGATCCTAGTTTTGCAAAATGTGCCATAATTTTCTCCTTATATATTATTTTTAATTATCATTCAACTATTGAAATTTGTATCTTATTATTACTATTCCTGAACCACCACCGGTTCCACCTGCTGCACCACCAGCTGGGTTTGGAACACAACCACCTGATCCACCACCACCACCACCTGCTCTTGGTTGGTGTTCCATTAATATTGAACTTGTTGCTCCTGCTCCACCACTCCTGCTTTAGTACAGGCGTAGTTGATACATTATCTGCCACCTTGCAGCAGTTGCTCCACCACCACCACCTGACCAGAAGCAGGAGCTACTGGTGAATTCCTTGAATTCCACCATGGATTTCCTTGAGAAGGACTAACTGGAGGAGTATTTCACTTCCACCTGATCCACCAGGATGCTTCCTCCACCACCTGATCCACCAGGTGCTCCATTCTGTGAAGGTTGTATTCTCCACCACCTCCACCACCTGCTGCAGTTATTGTTGAAAAAACTGAATTTGGTTTCCATTACCCAGCCTGGAGTAAGAGTTGAAAATTAGCTCCAGCTGCGGCTGCTCCACCTGCACCTACTGTAATTGGATAACCTGTTGCTGTAACTGGTATTCCTATTAGAACCTGAAGTACAACTAATGGGACTTGCTGTATATGTACTGAGGAGTTTTACCTTCTCTATAACCACCACCAGCTCCACCACCAGCTCCAGCATTACTAGAACCAGTTCCACCACCTCCACCACCACCTGCTACTACTAAATAATCTACTTATTTGAACCTGCTGCATTACCTGCATTGAACAAACTGTAAAAGTTCCTGGTCCTGTAAATGTATGAACTTTAAAATTTACCACGAAGTTGTTATTGTTCCACCTGTTGCTGTAATAAATGTAGGTTGTTGGTGCTTCTGATTGTAAACCTGAATCTGTTACTAACCAACCTTGTGTTGAATCTATAAAAACTAATGTAACTGCAATACCTTCTGTTGATAAAATTGCATTATCTAGTTGAACCACCAATTTTATCTGAACCATTTCTGAACTAATGTTAATTATTTGTATCAAAAGTTTTGCATAATCTTTAATTGCAACAACTGCTCCAGCAGTTCCTGCTGGAAGATTAACTGATACAGCTCCACCTGTTGTATTTACAAAATATCCTTCACCAGCAACTGCTGTAAAATCTGATGTTTTAACTGTTGTTTCCAAGACAGCTGAACCTGTTGCACCAAAACCTGATGCAGTACCTTGGTTTGTTAATTGTTGCACCACAGGAATTGTGAATGTATCTCCACTATCTCCTAAGTTGTACCACAATTTGTTCTTGGACTAATTTTATTTACTTTTACTTCACTCATAATTTACCTATTGAAATTTATACCTTATTATTACTATACCAGAGCCGCCAACCACACATTATAGAACGTGCTCCACCACCTGAACCACCGGGTCCACCATTTGTAGGTGAACTACCAGCACCAAAACCCCCCACCTGCTGATGTTATTGTTGAAAAAATTGAATTAGATCCATTAGTATTTCCACCAACGCTTCCTCCTCCTCCAACTGTAATTGGATAAGCTGTTGCTGTAACTGTTATAGGACCTGCACCTTCTAATGGACTAGATGTGTAAGGTGTACTGGAGATTTATCTTCTCTAAAACCACCTGCTCCACCACCTCCACCAGTATAATCAGTCCACCACCGCCTCCACCACCAGCAACTACCATATAAGAAACTTGATTATTTGCAGCACAAGTAGCAATTTGTGATAACTGTAAAAGTTCCTGGTCCTGTAAATGTATGAATTTTACAATTACCTGAAGTAGTTATTGTTCCACCTGTTGCTACAATAAAAGGATATTCCTGTAACATTTGATGTTGCATCTTGAACGTTTTTCCAACCTTCAGTATCATCTACATAAACAAAAGTTACTGATTGACCTTCTGTGTTTAAAGCAACAGTTGCTGCAACTCCACCTATTTTTTCTGAACCATTAGGTGAAACTGTTAAATTATTTGTTTGAAAAGTTTTGTGTAATCTACAACAGAAACAATTGCTCCTGCTGATCCTGCTGGTAAATTCACTGTAACAGCACCACCTGTTGTATTAACAAAATAACCTTCACCATTTGCTGCTGTAAATGTAGCTGTTTTAATTGATCCTGTTTGCCAATCTACTGTTCCTGTTCTACCAAAACCTGATTGTGATGCACCTGATGCAAGAGTAACGGTATCGCCACTTGCACCAATAGTAATTGTATTACTATTTTCATTGATAATGTTATTACCGTCTTGATCCTGAATATTGTCTACTTTAATTGTACTTGTCATAATTATTGAAATTTATACCTTATTATTACTACACCAGAGCCGCCTGCACCACCATTTCCTAGCCTTCCGCCTCCACCACCGCCAGTGTTTGTTCCACTTGCTCATAATTATTGAACGCTTCCACCTCCACCACCAGATCTAGTACCTGTAATTATTCCAGCACCATTACTATACCAGCACCAGCTCCACCACCACCTGAAGCTCCATAAGCTGGAGCACCAGGGTTTCCTGAAGCACCTCCTGGTTGACCTTGAGGTGGACTTACAGGAGGGGTATTACCTGCTTTTGCAGACTCACCGCCTGCTGCACTACCATTTCCATTACCACCACCAGAACCACCTGTTTTACCAGCTACATTATCGTGAGAACCACCTCCAGCACCGCCAGCTGATGTTACTGTTGAAAAAGTTGAATTGACACCATTAGATCCTCTAGAAGATGGACTTGAAGTTTGTCCTGCTCCACCGCCACCAACTGCTATTGGATATGCTTGTGCTGTAACTGTGATATTTGTTGATCCTTCTAATGGAGAAGCGGGAGAATAGGTATCTACACCTGATTTAGATTCTCTAAAACCACCTGCTCCACCACCGCCACCGCCTTTACCACCACCGCCACCACCAGCTACTACTATATAACTTACTTCATTACTAGCTGCTGTATCAGATACTTCTGTAACAGTAAAAGTACCAGGTCCTGTAAATGTATGAACTTTAAAATCACCACAAGTTCCGTTATTGTACCACCTGTTGCAGTTACAAATGTTGCAATAGGTTCTTTATCAGCTTCTCTTCCAGCGAATTTGAACTACTACCCAACCTTTTGTTGCATCTACATAAACAAAAGTTCATTGCAAGACCAGCACTTGATTAACCAAATCAGAAGCGTCTCCTTGAATATTAGAACCATTTCTACCAATTGTAATATTATTTTTTGCTGAATTTTGTTATAATCTGAACAGCTACGATATCACCTGCAGATGGTGAGGCAGGTAGTGTTACTGTAACTGCTCCTGACCTGTTGTATTTACAAAATAACCTTCTCCACTTACAGCTGTAAAATCTGCTGTTTTGATTGATGTCTGCCAATCAACAGAACCTGTTCTACCAAAACCTGATTGAGTAGCGCCACTAGCTAAAGTTACAGCTGTACCTGATCCACCTAACTGTTAAAGTTGAACCACTTTGTTTATCTATTGCATCTACTTCTATTTTACTCATTAAACTACTACTACCGTTCCTGTTATTGTTTGTGTACCAGTTACTGTAACTGGTCCTGCTAATACTCCTGAAGCAACTGTTTGAGTTTCGTCAAGTGTTGTTGCATGTGTTACAACATAACCTGTAGCTGTCATAGATGGTGACATAGCTCTCTTCGCTGGTAGTGTACAAAAAACATTTTTAGTACCTGCAGAAAAGTTTACTGCACTATCAGAATTTGATGATGAGATAATTGTTGTTCTTGATAAAGTATCAGGTGAAGCATCAGTTACTGTACCAATACCTACCTCAAACTCACCAGCTGAATTTAATTCAATTGCATAGTAAGTTGTATTACCAGTTCCAATTCCTGAAACAAAACTTTCATAACCAGTTTCTGCACCAGCTAAACTAAAAGTTCCTGTTCCAGTAGTTGTACTTGTTTCTTTAACTCTATCGTTAACTATTAAAGCCATTACTACTCCAAAATTTTATTACGCGTCGCCAAGTCTAATGATTGCACTAGATGAGTTAGCAGTTGGAAACTGAACAACGAAATCACCGTTAGTTGCAGTTTTTGTTCCGCCAAAGTCTAAAACTAATACAGCTTCATTACTTGTACCTTTATAAATCAGTGCTCCTACTGCTGATAACGTTACAGAACTAAAAGTAGAATCTGCAAAGTCAACGAATGCAATGTTACTTGATACTGCTACACCGTTGTTAGTTAAAGTATTTCCGCCTGCAGTATAGTTTGTTCCAGATGAAGAAACTTCATTGGAAGTTGTATAAGCAGTTGTTGAAGTACTAAAACCACCTATAGATGTATAAAGCGCTAGTTTAAAAGTTGATCCACCAGATGAATCAAAATCAAACACGCCACCAAGTAGGTCTGTTTTAAAAGAGTCAGGTACTATATTTGCCATTTAATTGTCTCCTTAATTTATTTTATGGTGATGGTGATTTAAGAGGAGTACGAATAACTCCATCTTGATATTCGTCTCGGCGTCTACGACCTTGTTGTTCGATCGCGTACGATTGTAAAGCTCTTTTAAAAGATCCTTCGTAGTATTGTAACATATCTGCAGGACCTTTCAAGTATCCATATGCTTCTACCAGACATCCATACAAAAGTAAATCCTGATATTTATTACTTGTATAAGTTCCTTGTGTACTTCCCGGTGAAGCTGTTATTGAATCTGGTTGCTTTGTATAAGCTAAAGTAATTAAATTAGTGCTATTTGGCGTAGGTGCTACTACCCAATAATTAGCATCCCAATTAGCATAATATTTTGGTAATCCAGACGCTGTTCCTGGAGTATCATAAAAAGTTGCCATATAACTGAAGTATCTTTTTTTTCTAAAAAAGTTTGATCACCATTTGAATCTGTTAATTGTACATATCTAATAAATCTTAAATCAGATGGAATAGTTACATATCTACTACCAGATGCTAAGTTTGAAGTTGCATAAAATCTATTATCATCAGAATCTGCATCTCTATAAATTCTATTTTCAGCGTTTTTAATAATTGTTGTTAGAATAGTATTGGATAATACAGAGTCATCAACTTCTGTATAGTTTCTAATATCATCTTGTAAATTTGCTAAAGTGTAAGCCATTACTTTGATTCTCCATATTTTCTACGTATCTTATCTTTTTTATCTGTTCTAGTTTCTTCATACATCTCAAGATGAGGATCTTGTCTCTCACATTTAAACATATTTTTAATAAAATTAATAATTTTTTTTATCATGCTGATATTGTTATAGGTCCAACGGAACAACCGTAGCCTCCTCCTTTGATATTTCCTGTTGTAGCAGTATCCGCATTAACTGTAAAGAAGAAGAAATTAGATAAAGCATAGTCTGTTGTAACTCTTGCACCATTATCAAAAAGTCCTGTTGTTATAGCATATCCGGATCCTTGTCCTATTTGTACTCCTGTAATACCATCAAAGTTTTGAATAGTTGCATAAGCAAATACAGGATTAGTTGAAGTACCTGTTCCAGGTGAAATTGTTGGTGCACCTCTAAATAAATATGTTGTACCATTTGTTAAACCATGTCCGGGAACGTTTACATTAATAATTCCTGATCCTGCTTGATATGTTTCAAAACCATTTTCCGGTATCATTACAGTTGTAATTGGTTCTGTTCTATCTGGTCTTACTTGTAATAAAGCAATACCATCACCACCAATTGCTTTTGGTTGAAGTTGTGGTTGTTTAGGTTCAAACTCTGTGTAATGAACAAACGAACCATTCCATTCTCTAACCATTTCTTTGTATGGAAATTCCATACCTGATCTATCAGAAATTGCTTTTGAATGTTTTCCTGTTGCGTATTTAGACATTAAGTTCCTGGGTAATAAGCTTTAGGTGTAATGTATGTACTTGAAGCTGAACCATCTTCTTGTAATGCTCTTTGAAATTCATCTTCATAAAATAATTTCATTGGTTGAGTCATTTGTGGAGCATACTTCATGGATAAATAATAAGCTAAACCTGAAACCATACATGGTATAAATCTAAAAGGCATATCAGTTGCATTAGTGTAAGCTCCAATATCTTGAATTCTTTTTATGTAATAGAAATGCATATCTTTAGATGCATTAGTTGAATCAGGTGTAGGGTAAACACTAATACTAACATGATCGATAAATCTTTGTACCCAATATTGATTAGGTGTACCTTGAGATAGTTTATTTGAAAAAGCAGCATATGTTGATCTATCAACTTTAGTCATAGGACTATCTGATTGATCTGTTGCGGTTCTATCCGATCTTAATTGTGCTTCAAGGACATCGGATATTCCGTATACCCCATTTGGATTTGATGTAGCACTTGTACCATCTGCAGCTGATCTAAAAAATTTATACTCAGCTTGACCTTGTATTAAATCTAAATCAAGTTCTCCTATTTCCCAATAGTGAATACCTCTATTGCCCCATTCCTGAAGCATTATATTTAATGATCGTCTAGAAGTTTTTAATTGATAACCGGAAACTTGTTGAATACCTATTCGTCTCAAAAGCTTCTTCTACTATTTCATCAACTGAAAAAGTTTTATCAAATGTAGTTGTTCCAGAGGTTGTGTTAGCCATTTAGCCTCCTAGCCAGTGTATCCGATAGTAACAGATCCTGATCCAGTTACATCTGCATAGATAGTATTTTCAAATCTAATTCCGTTTCCAGGCATATACATATCTAGTCCTTCGCTTCCAAAAGTAGATTCAAATACAATATTTCCAGTTGCAGTCGCTGCATCGTAAAGTTTTATATTTGTGACTCCTGTAGCTTGAATGTATGTAACTCTAGCAGGACCAATATTAATAGATCCTCCCGAAAAAGTTTTCACCTGTCCGTCAGCTGTAAGTGTTGTAAATTTTTGGTCTGATGACATATTGTTTCTCCTTAAAATTAATATGTGGGGCCTAAGCCCCACAATAATTATTTATTATGCTTCTTTTGCAAATACACCTTGTACATCAACAATCGTCCAATGCGTTGTTGAGTTTAAAGATGCACATACTACAAAGTCACCAACTTTTGATGTAGATGTAAGAGCACCTGTTGATGTGTTTTTAGTTATTACTTCAAAAGCTTTTCTTTATTATCTGTTAAAGATCCAGCATACAAAATACCATCATTAGCATTTGGGCTAATAGTTAAAGTGTTAGTTCCATCTTGAGCAGTGTTTACAAAAGTAAAAACTCTTCCAATAGAAATTGCAGGTAAAGTAAATACCACACCATCAGTAGATGATGTAAAAGTTTTACCAGAATCTGCATTTGCAACTGTGTAGTTAGCTGCTTTGTTTTCTAGATTAAATCCAGTTAAACCTGCTTCGTTAAATTTACCTTGCAGTACTGGTCCTCTAAATAGTGTTTTAGCCATGATTATTCTCCTAGTTGTATTCTACATAGTCTCTAGGCCGTCGACTATACTGCGTCCATGCAGAATATTAATTTATGTATAGTGACAAAAGTATATACTAGTTTTTAGTAGAGTGCAAGAGAGCCTGTAGTGTGGAGTGGATTTTTTCCAACGATGTAGCTTTTGATTAAGTAGCTACTGAAACTTCTGGAGCAGAACTTTCAACATTGTTCTGTCTATGGGCAATTGCTGCTTCTTCCAGCTTAATGTCAGTGATGATTTTTTTTACTTTGTCATCGATTCTGACCATTTCAAGAGTATATCTATTATTATCTAGATGCTCCTGTTCCCACTTCAACTCCAAGGACCTTTTTGCTTTGTATAGGTCTTGTATCATCTATAACCTCCTCATAGGTTATTCTATTTACCTTGTCATTATAACTATTTCCAAGGTTTTCCCAAACTATACTGTTTTCTCCAAGTTTGTCAAGGATAGATTGTTCAAGGTTAGTTGGGGAATCTTCTGATTCTACTTTAAATTTAGCGTGATGATTATACGCCCAAATGTTTACTATAAATTTTGTCATGGTTTTGTCTTTCTATTTTTAAATTGTGGCGAGACTATGTCCCGCCACAAAAATTATTGATTACGCTCCTGGCGAACCAAAAATACCTCTAGGGTCAGAAACTCCGAAAGAGTATCTTTCTCTAGCTTTGTATCTTACGTTACCAGTGTCAAAGTCGCCTTCCATTGCAGTTGTCAATGGTGCTCTGTTGAACATTTTCATACCGTTAGGCACGTCTGTTAAGATATAGAACGCATCTGCATCTGTTAGGTAGTTGTTCACTCTATAACCTTGAGGAACCATACCCATAGATACGATTGCATTGATATCGTTATCAGCTGTTCCAACTCTACCTTGAGACTTCATAAGTCTTTCAGCTGTAAATTGTAGCTCAGAAGGAATGATCATTTTCAGTCCTCTTGCTGCAACTCTTAAACCTCTTTCATCAGTCATTTTACCAATGTCAATCATTGATTGCTCTAATGAAGTTTCGTTAAGTCAGAAGAAGTCGCTAATTCATTAGCGAACGTTCCTGCTACAGTCGGGTGATTAGTTGCCATTAAAGCAACGCCGTCACCAGATTGGAAAGTTGTGAAACCATTAATTAATGGATCAACAGCTTTTACTTGCTTAGCATTACTCATAGATCTTGCTAAAGCTTTTGTATATCTAGACGCAAGTCTATCATACAAGTTGTCCTCAATCGCTTCTTCAGTGATTGCGAACGCTAAAGCTACAGTCTCGTGAGTGTATCTAGCAGTGAAAGTTTCTTGTGCTTCGTCGAATGAAACACCAGCACCTTCACCTTTTACTTGTGCGTTAGCGAAACCAGATAACATAACTTCTTCTTCAAAAGCTCTGTCAGATGATTCCTCGTTATAAATTTCAGCATGCTGATTTTCATAACGTTTATATTCCAAGCCGAACAGTGCGTTCAAACCTGGCTCTAGTTCTTTGACTAGTTGTGATCGTGATATTGCCATTATTGTTCTCCTATTCTAGCTTTACGATTGTAGCTCAATTAGATTAGCAACTACTACTACAGATCTGAAAGCCGCATTTTCATCGTTTTCAGGATCTTCAGCAGATCTTAGTAATCTCCATGATTTATCATCATTTCCAGTTACTCCGATATTTAAAGTTGCTGTAGATTGACCAGTAGTTGTACTACCAGCAGAAACATTAAAGTCATAAGTCTCTAAGTATCCTGCTTGTGCTACTGCATCATCTGTTGCGCATACATATTGTTGTTGAGGGTTATCGAATACAAATGCATCGATATCTTCCGAGTTTGCTGGTGTTACTTGTACGTAATGGTTTGCAAACGTTGGTTTCAACGTAGTTGCTGCATTGTAAAAATACCGTTTAAGACACCAATTACAGGAGCAGCTGCAGTTTGTCCATTAACAATGTAACCAGCAGCAGAAGCAACACAGCCACCATGAAATATAGTAGTTGCATAGCCCGCATCGATTTTGTATTTACCTTGACCAGAAGTCGCTGGTGTTGAACCAAGCGTTCCTGCAGCAATCAAACCAAAACCTTGTTCGTTTCTATTTGCCATAGTTGTTTCTCCTTATGTACCTGCCCCGAAGGGCCTCCAGTACGGTTTATTAAATTCAGTGATGTAAAAAATTACTTTTTAGTACCACCGAAGGTTACACGAGATTGTCTATCAACATTGATAGGCATTCTACTATCCTGCTCCCTCATAAGGTCGTTGTTTACGGCTTCGTTACGTTCTTTATGTCTATCAGACATATACTGTTGACGTTGCTGTGCGATCTCTTCAGGTACCTTCGCAAGTAGAAGGCCACCAACCCCAATCACTCCCTTGTATTTACCGTCTTCAACGGTTGGGTAATCACTTGCATTTTCAACTTCTTCAGATCTAACTAATTCATAACCTTCTCTTAAACGTCCAGTTATATTTTTAGTATCTTGAAAGCCTACAACTTCAGCTCTTATCCATCTATACCTGAATCCATCAGGTGCAGGGGGTGCATCTAGAGATGATGGTGGAACCCACACTTTTGGTCTTTCAGACTTTGACCGTGTTTGGCTCGCACGAGAAGTATTTTTATTTTCGTTTTCCATTTTACGCTCCTTCCGTGGTTTTTAATTGTTTTGCGTACTCTTCGAGTGGCACACCTAATTTTTTAGCTATTGCTACCTGTGAAGATGTGAGTCTCACAGTTTTGCGACCAGGCTTTACGCTTCTTGTAGCAGAAGCAACTGTCTGAACAGGAGCGGTCGATTGCTTATTATTAGTAGTACCAAATTTATGTGGAAAGTCAACTTTAATTCTTCTGTCAACCTCTGCATAATACTCATTTGAGTTAGGATCATATCCTTCTTTTTCCGTTAAATCCTTATGTATTTCAAAAGCAGTATAAGTCATTGCTTTATCAGTACCAAACCATGAGTTTTGAGAAGCCCATGCTTCAGCTTTAGGATCCGGATTAATTGGATCATCCATTTGTTGTGTTTGAACGGGTGGTTGAGATAAGACAGGTTTCTCAGCCTGTTTCTCTTCTCTACCAGCTTTGGCTTGCTCTAGTTTCGCATTCTCAAAAGCGAGTGTTGCAATTCTTTTGTTTGCCTCAACTTGAGCCTGTGCATCACCAGATTCAATAGCAGCAGCTAATTCTTTTTGTGCAGCTTCTAAACCTGTTGATATACTTGTCTCAAATTTCTTAACATAATCAGCATCAGTTTTTTCAAACCTAGCTTCTAAGACTCTTCTTTTTTCTTCTACACCTTTGGCATAATCAATAGCGGCTTGTTCTCTTCTTTCCGCTTCTCTCATCTTACGAGTTAATTTCGCAATACGAGATTGTACACCTTTACTGTAGTCTTCTAAAGTTTCGTCAGATTTTTTTTCCTCTAACTTTGTTTCTCTTTCATTTTCATATGATTTATCTGTTCCTGTTTCTTGTTCCGTGTTTTCCGTTTCTACAACGGCTTCTTCTTTTGCTTCTTCAATATCTATTTCTGCATCAGGTCCTGATGTATCAATAGGTACTAACTTTTTTTCTTCGTCTGGCATAGTTTACTCCTTCCTATGATTAAAACTCATGCAATATATCTTCTGGACTGTCTATTGTTGCTAACACTTCATCGTCGTTTAGCAGACGCATTTCCCCACCATCTATCTTGATCCTTGATCCGGCATAACGTGCAAACATTACCCAATCATTGACCTTGCACCACGGGCCTTCAGGATATCTTTCTTTATCCTTATAACATTGTGGGCCCATAGCTAAAACCAAACCAACTTGAGATGCAACTTGCTGTCGCTCTATAGTTGTTTCAGCTAATACTAATCCACCTTTAGTTTTTTCTTTCATCTTGAAAGGTAAAACTATCATCCTCCACCCAGTAGGTTTTGGTAAGTTAGGTTCTTTCTCTTCTTTTTTCTCTGATTTTTTTACACCAATAATTTTATTGTTTGGTGTTAATATCGATGACTGTTCCTTCATTGTGCTCCTTATCGTTTAGCAGGTTAGAGATTTCCTGACGCACTGATTCCAGTGCATTGATTTGTCCTATTATATACTTGTAATTTTCCATACTGTCAACCCCACCGGACGTTACCGAAACTGACAATTGATCTATTCTTGAATCTAGGAATCTTAAAGTTTTATTGATTACTGTTTCTAATTGCATTTAACATTTCCATCTTCTCCGTGCTTGTCTGATTCGAGAATTAGGATCGTTACGTGTTTTAGCTGATGAGTTTCTTAATTGACCTGCGCTTCTTGCACAGTACGACTTACGTCGGTTTGCAGCTTTGGACCCTTTTTTCACTTTACCAGTCACGGCTGTTTTTAATTTACTTCCAGGGTTTGCTGCCCTGTAAGCTCTTACACCTTTAGCTGTCATTCCAGCTCCAGATTTTGTTTTTCTATAATTAGCACCCTTACCTGTAGTAGTTTTTCTAATAGGGTTTTCTTTTTTTCTCATTAGATTTTTTGCATTTCAGGGTTAGTAGATAATATATTTTTTTCTGCTCTTGGTCTAGCTAAAGAGTCTTTACTTCTTTTTCTAAGTTGAGCAATAGCAGATTCTTTTAATGCTTTTTCTTTTTTTAATCTTTGTAAATCTTTTTCTAAGTTCATTATGCAAATGTTTTTACGTTAGTTGGTTTACCGCCAGGATTACCCGCTGCTCGTTTTCGTTTGACAGCACTCGCCTTTTGCCCTTTTGACATCCGTGTGGCTTTTGCAAGTGGGACGCATTTTGGATATTTCCTCTTTGAGCCTTTGCTTCTCCCGCATGGTTGATATTTTCCGTCTTTCTTCGGTGCTCCAATGTCCACCCATTTCTGTGCTACCCATTGTCTTAAACCACCTTTTGAAAAGTGTGTACGCATTACGAATTCTTTCCGTAAGCTCTTCCTTTACCTTTAGTGGCTAACTTACAATCCTTTAGAACCATGCATTTGTTGCTCTTCCAGCTCTAAGTAAATTCCACCTTCGTGAACTTTTAATTGTGATCATCTGCTGCAGCATCTACTTTTTTTTAAACCTTTATTAGAAATTTTATTTGTATCTTTAGTTCTTTCATCTTTTTTAGAAATTTCTTTTTTAACCCTTCTTTTTTAGGAATAGGTTTAAAATTTTTATTTTTGATCTTTTTTTCTTCTTTTACCGTCTTACCTTTATGTCAGTTAGTTTTTTTTCTTTTCTTTGACCAGCTTTTCTTTTTTCATAATTTTTGTATCTATCTGATAAATCTTTTAAATGCCATTATACTTGTCCTCCTTTAAAATATTTCATTCTAGTCATATCCATCATTCCACCACCCATAGCTTTTTTTCTTTTCTTCTTGCCACCTGGTGTAACTTTACCTGAACATACGGCTGAACCATACATGTTAGCATATGCTGAAGGATATACTTTGAATTTTCTTTTAGCGGCTGCTTTGCCTTTTGCACATAGTTTAGCCATTATATAATTTTCTTTTTAGATTTAGTTTTTGGAATTACACCTTTAGCCATTAAAATATCTTTTTGAGTAATTTTACCATCACCAGAATGATCAGGAAATTTAGAACCACTTTTAAGGCCAACTCTTCCACCTTTGTTAAAGTTTTTAGGTGCATTAAATATTTTTGTTGTCTTTTTCTCTTTTTTTTCAGCAGCTTTTTCTTTTATTCTAGCGTCTGCTTTCTTTTTTAATTCAGTATTAGAAAGAGTTTTTGTTTTACTACCTTTAAAAGTAATAGGCATATTATTTTTTAATTCAAAAATTGATTGACTTAATTTTGCACCAGAACCTTTTGCTTTTTGTACGGCTTTAGTTGTTTCACTTATTTTTTTTTCTAATTTTGTTGTATTAACAGTTGGATTAACCTTACTTATAGTTGGTGAGGTTTTTTTACCTGCTTTCCATATTTTGTATCCGTAGCTTAAAAGTCCCATTATTTTTTTCCTCCGTGATTTTTAAAAATCTGTGTACCCTTTATACCATAAATGCTCGCAACGACAAGGATCCAAAGATTTGTGAACCATGACGGGAGCGTAGAGAACATGTCAAAGAACAATTTTACCTTATCCATCGCTGTTGGGTCCTCACTTACGACTGCCCAGGCCAAAATTACGATGGGCGCCGAGAGAATTATCAAAACGGCCTCGTCCTTCCAGTCCGATTGCCTAGCCTCAAGAAGTTTACCTTGGTAAGCTTCTTTTCCTTCGGCCATACGAGATGCATGCATTAACTGTGCATCTGACATTGCCATTTTAGTCTTCTGCTTGTTAGCGTAAATTTTACTTCCAGCAGAAACGGCTAATTTAATTGCCTGAAACCACATATTAGTACCAAGTAGCTATTTTTTTCTTGTCAGCTAACATTCTTTTAGTTCCTCTAACTTTTTCTTTGTCTCCTGTAGGAAGATAATTGAAAGCATTGTCTGCAGTAGTTTTAGATCTTGGATCTATCTCTACATTTTGACTTGGAACTGCCATTTGTTTTGCTTTTTTATAGTTCATCATAATATTTACCTTTACTAGTTTATATTAGCATTATTTTTTTTTGCAAGACTTACTCCTGCACGTAATTCTGCTAATTCTTCGTTCTGATCCATCTTATCTTCAGCTAAATCTCTTGCTTGCATCAATTTTGCTCTATCAAAATCAGCTTTTGTCTGGTCAGCTTCTTTTTTTCGTTCATTTTCCATCGCTCTTAGGTCAACTTCACGTGATTTTAGCTTCAATAGTGGGTCTGAATCAAATTGTGAAGTGATCTTGTTCTCTTCTTTCATAAATTCTTCAGTCATTTCAGCAATCAAGACAGCTTTTCTTGCTTCAACTTGATTATTTAACATTTGTAACTGTTGTTGAATCTGTGGATCCATTGCAGCCATCTGTTGCATTTGTTGCATCTGTGCCATTTGCTCTCTAAACTCTAATTGAACTTGTTCTTGAGCCATAATTGAAATGTGTTCTAATATATTTTTTTGTATTGCAGCCATAATAGCAGGATTATTTCTAACCATGTTAGTTGACATAAAATTTAAGTGAGCTGTGATGTGTGCTTGGTGATCTTGACCAGGAAAAGCTTGAAAAGGTTTTCCACCCAAAGCATTTATGTGTTCTAAACTTGGATCCATCGGTGCTGTTGGTGCAGGTGGTGGTAGAACTGTATCTACATCTTTAACACCAATTGCATTATACATGTTTCTATAGATTTGATACATGTTATGTAATTGTGGATTCGATGTTGCGATCTGTAATTGTGTTTGAGCTAATGTTATTCTTTGAGACATTGAGAATATATTAGGATCAGCAACTGGTACTACATCTATTCTATCATCAAAGTCAGCTTGTTTAATATTTCTTGCACCACCTACAACATCGTAAGGATATTCTGGTGGTAAGTATTGTGAAACTATTTTACCTAATAATTTAAATTCTTGTTTCATTGCTGCATAACATCTTTTGTGAATAGCAGACATCACACGTGAACCACGTTCAAGAAGTGCAACAGTAGTTCCTACTGCAGCGCCTTGGTTACCATCACCTACTTGCATGTCAGCAATAGCCGCGAACCTTTGACCAGCTTGTACAACAACACCTAGTAATTGTAACAATGTAGGACTTGGTTCTTTGTATGGTAATGGAAAGAATGCATCTCTTAAATTTCCACCCGGTGCATCAACATCTTTGAATTCACCTGGTTGTATTGGTGATGCTTCATCTCTAACTCTAACACCACGCTGTTTAAATCCAGCAGGTAAGTTAGCTAAAGTTCCAGCATCTAACAATTGACGGAGAGCCGTCGTTGCCGTACGACTCAATCCGCCAATCATATGAATGAGTCCAAAGCCATAAAATCCTAGTCCTGGCAGAAATTTGAAGTGGACAAAATATTGGATTTTACTTTTCTTTAGATCATCGGGCGCATAGTTTCGTCTAATAGACAAAACTTCTCTACTACCTTCTTCGACTGTAACGAGGTAAGGTAATTTTATTCCTGTTGGTTCACCATCTGCTCCAACATCTTCGAAACCTTCTAAGTCTAAATTAACGTGACACTCTAACAAAGTATATACAGGTTCGTTCCTACCTGTCTTTTTAGTTCCTTCTAGCTCACGTTCTTTTTTAGTTAATTCTCCATTAGTCTCTGTACCGGGAGGACTTAGTTCTACATCTCTGTAGAATCCAGATACTTGTTGTTTTCTTAATTCGTTCTCTGAAATTTTCACGGTATGAATAACTGCTTCCGCATCGTCTAATGAGGTTGCCGTATACGGTACAATTAATTCATCCGCTGGTACAAACTTCGATACCACTCTTCCAAGTGGTACGTCGTAGTAAACTTTTTTAAATGTAGATCCAGCTAATGGTAAATGAAATAACATAGAATCAAATTCAGATTCATATTCTTTCATCGTGTCCATGATCAAGTAATTCATGTAATCTTTAACACGACTTGCTTGCTGTTCTGTTTGTGGATTTTTAACTCCTATAACTTGTGTTCTAACTGGTCCATCACTTGGTAATAATTCTTTGTAAGCTTGAGCTTGAAACTGTGTTACTGCTTCAGCTAGAACTGGGTGTGTTGCACCTGAAGCTCCTTGAAAAGGTTCAGTTCTGTTTTCATATTTAAAACCTAAAGATCTAATCCAGTTGTATAAGCACTCTCCCATTCTTTTCTTGAAGATTTGTAGTCCATGTAATTCTGAACCATTTCATTTCCAATTGGATCTAAATTTTCTTCTGGTAAAATATCAGCTAAGTTATCAAAGTGTGATTCTGTTCCCGGTACGTTTATTGATCCTGGTTCAAAGTCTAATGTAACTCCACCGTCTTCTTCTGGGATAACCTCTACAGGTCCTTTATCAATGTCTTCTTCCTGAACAGTAACTTCTTCTGCCATCTCTTCTTCTGAAGGAATGTCAATTTTAGTTCTAGTGTTCGGGAGTCCTTTATCTATATCTGCCATTTATTACTCCTATACCTTCTTAACACGATTAAATAAATAAGACAAGCCCTGTGAATCAGGGTTCTGTTTGTTTATTAATGGATAAGGGGTATAACCTATATTATAATAATCTCCTGTTGCTTGTAATTGTCATTGCACCTTTTCTTCTCTTCTACCTTCATCATAAGTTTTCATTAAACCTAATTTTTGAAAAGGTATTGCAAGATAAGAGTTTCTCACTCCCTGCATAAAAGAATCTCCTTCACTAGCCATCTTATCAGCTATCAATGCTCCTTCGAAAAGTGCTTCTGGTATGACTCCTAACTTCACTATATTACTTGCCCCCATGGCCTTTATACCTTTTGTTAATTTAGAAAAATTACTAGATTCTGCTTTAGTAAAATCTACTCCACCTTTTTTAACTCTTTCTAATCCATTTTTAAAACAAACATCAACATTAACAGGTCCATCTTTTAAACCGATTCTACCGCCTTGATTTTTAAAACCTCTACCACAGTCACCACCACCTAAACTAGCTATTAAAGATTTAATTTCTTTTACATCAGCTTGAACCTGTGTTTTTGTTTTTGAAGCATTTTCCATAGCCGTGGTTTTTAAATTTTTTACTATAGCTTTATCTTGTTTGTTTATGTCTGCTAACTTTGTATCTTTTCCTAACAGTTCTGTGGGATCAAGTTCTTGAGAAGGGCTACTAAAATTAATTGTAAATTCTTTTCCAGTGTAAGGATCTATTCCTGTAAATTTTTTATAACCTTTTGTAGCAGCTGCTAAATCATTTCCTCTTTGATTTAATATATCCATTTCTTTTAAATAACCTTTTGGTTTATTTTTATACAAATTTGCTAATTTTTTATTTAACTGTCTCATTTCAGTATCAACTTCTTTTAAAACTTCTTGATTTATTTCTTGTGCCGCATAACCAATATTACTTGTTTTAACATCTTGTGTTAATTTATCACCTAAATGACTTTTTTGTAATCTAACAACGTCATCATCCGCAGCGTCTGCAAAAAATTTTCCACTCGTCATTGGTGCAGAAAGAACTCTTTCAAAATACCTATCACTAAATTTTTTAATAGCTTTCTTCTCAGCATCCCTAATTGCTTTAGTATATTCACCAGGATCTTGTATTGGAATGTATTTTCTTTGACCTAGTTTACTTATATATCTATCAAAAGTTTTAAAATCAATATTATATCTATTTGCAATATTTCCAATCATTCCTCTTTTAGGGTTTTTTATTTTTCTATAATCATTTAATGCTTTTTCCATATTTGGATTTTCTATTCCATAAATATTTAGATCTTTTGCGTACTCTCTAATTTCTTTTGCTAAAGTTTTAGTAAACACATTATCTGTTCCTTTTTTAACAGTAGAACCGTCTATGTTTTTTGTACCTACTTTTTTATAAAATTTCTTTTGATACTTTTTTACAATGTTATCAATATTACCATATCCTTTTTTTTCTAAATTGGAAACTTCTTCAAAAGCTTTTTCTAATTGATTTATAAATTTTTTATCATTTAATAAATTACCTGCACCTCTTTCTTTTTGAAGTTCAATTATGCTTTTACCTTTTGGAATATTTTTCATAGCTTCATTAAGATCAGTTCTTGCTTCTTTAATAGTTGATCGAGAAGTTATACCCGGGCCGTGATCCGTCGTCACTGGGTTGTACCAACATACCACCATCATTGAACATGGGTCGTGATTCAAGGACCGTGGCGCTTGGGCCATCGTCATCGTAGATTGCACTTAGATCTTGTATTCTTTTAAAGAGATCCATTACTCACCTAACATTCTAGCGATACCACCTGATGCGTAATCATCATACTCATAATAATCACCTTGTTTTTTTGTAGCGTAGTCAGATATTTCTCCTATATCCCCTTCATTAATTTTTCTAACTCTGTCTTTTCTTTTTTTGGAAGCTACAAATTCTTTCATAGTAGGTCCTTTACCTGTCGCGTATTCTTTTAGTTTAGACACATCAGAATCTAAATCTTTAATTTTGTCTCCAATCATTGGTTCTGGATCAATGCTATAATCATCAGGGCCATTGGATCTTGCAGCAAGACCTTGTTCAAATGTTTCAAACTCGTCTGCAGGTTTTATACCTTTTGTAGCTTCATCTGCTTGACCTCTAGTATAAGATAAAACTGGTTCATCGAGCATAACATCCGGACTACTATAATCAACTCTAATAGAATCAGTATCTAGATCTCTATAAACTGTTACTTCATTATCCGCATCAATTTTTTTAGTATGTACAACTTGACGTTCTGTTACTGCAAATTTTTTAGTAACATCATCTCCTTCAATAATTACTTTATTAACTAACTGATCAAACCATTCTGGTTTACCAGGAACATCTATCTGTTTTAATTACTCGGAACATTCTTAACTCCTTTAAGAGTTTTTAAAGGTTTAACAATCTTACCTATAATTGGTAGTGAAGCAAGTCCACCAAGAAATTTTAAAAATGTTCTTCTATTCATGCCAGGTCCGTCTTTATAACCAATACGACCACCTGTTGCATTTAATTCTCTTGCTGTCTTACCACCTGTTTCCATATCTTTTAATATATTTTCTAACTGCATAATTCCTTCATCAGTTAATTTTGGTGTATCCATTTTACCCGCTGCATTCTCTGCCATCTTAGAAATTGTTCCAGCCATTTCTTCAGCCATGTTTCTATCTACACCTTTTTTAATCATATCTTCGATCATTTCATTTTTATATTTTATAGTATTATCATCTGCACGTTTTATATTTTTAGCTGAACCTAACATCTCTTCAATAGTTTTTTGTCTATCAGCCATCATTTGTTTTTGCATATTTTTAATTAAGTCTGGTGCGGCAATACCTTTTTCAATATCAAACTTTCTATAAATGTTTGGATCTTCTAACATTTGATTTAATCTTTTTGGATTAACTATTCTTAAAATATCAGAAGGGTTTTTGACTGAATCACTTTTCTTACCAAAATAATTTAACATTTCTCTTAAAGTAGATAATCCTTTTTGAACTGTAGGTCTACTACCCATGAATAAACCAATACGTCCACCGTCTGAATTTTCTTTACGACCTTTTGTTTTAAAATTAGAAAGCTCTAAAGTTTGTTCTAATTTTTTATATCCTTCAGGGTCTGTCTCTTTCATGTATCTTGTAAACTCTTCTGAAATTTCTGGGTCAGACATGTTAATACCTTTACCTTCTTTCATAGACTTTAATGTTTTTTCTGGTTTAGATATTTTTTGGAACTCACCTCTTTGTTTACTTAAAGCAGTATAAGCTTTGTCATAAAGATCCATTTGTTGAGCTTGAGTTAAATCATCATACTCCATCTGAAACATTTTTTCTGCTAAATCATCTGCTACTAGTTGTGCATCATATTTAATATCTCCTGTATAACCCGGTGATGCATTATCAATTGCATCTGCCATAGGATCATTTGGTCCCCCTAGTCTTTTAGATCCTCCAATTGATTTATATTCTGCAAACATTTCAGCTTCATAGTCCTTTAATGTTTTTTCTCTTTTTAAAAGTTCTTCTATAGTTTCATCACCTGCAACATTAAAACCCATACTGTCTTCAGCATCATCTAATATTTCTTTGTAATAATCATAGTCAGGTGTTTTACCATCTTCCATAAACACACCTTCTTTTTTGTTAATTCTATTATCTGCTGTTTTAAACATATCACGCTCTAGCGTTTTTAGAGGGATAGGTGCTTTGTCAGCAGTTGTAATTGATTTCTTACCAAATTTATTTCTTACTAAATCTATTAAACTTTCTACTCCTTTTTTTCCTGCACCAAATTTGTAACCAATACGTCCGCCATTAGCAAAGTTTTCTGGAATATATTTTTTAGAAAAAGTTTTAAAATCCATCTTACCACCTTTATTTAAATAATCTTTATAAAAAGAAATCATCGCTCATCGATCTTATCATCGATAGTTATAACTCCCTCTCCATCTTTGTAACCAATACGGCCTCCACCCATTGCTCTTTCTTCAGGCTCATTTAATTTCTTTTTCATAGACGCAATACCTTCTTCATTTTGTTTCATCAGTCTTCGTCTAATATCATCTTCTGTCTCTGGAATATTTTTACCACCCATAATAGGTTTATTAGGATTAATAGCACTACGATCAAACATACTGACAACTTTTCTTTCATCAATAGATTGTTTGGCTGCTTTCTGTCTTAACAGAATCATTTCCATATTGTTAGGCATTCTGCCTTTACTTGCTTTAAATGCTTCTATTAAAAATTTTAACATTAATAGTAATTCCTTTTACGTTGCTCTTGTGGTTCATCCACATAATCTTCAGGGTGTTGTAATAATCCTGCCTGCCTGAATCGCATAATCGCTTGTGTTGTACTATCAACAAGGTCGTCATGATCGCCATAAGGAAACGCAGCGCACTCTTCAATGACGTCATCTGCAAATTTCTGTTCAGGTGCCCATATCATACCAGATTCAAACAAAGGTGCAACAGCATTTACACGTGAATGTTTATCATTTCCACGAGACGGTGTGAAGTTCACAACCGGTATATCCATTTGTCTTAACTCATATGTAAGAGGTAAACCTGATGCTTTTGCCTCAACTATAACCGATTCTGGTTGCCAATACTTATATTGCTCTAATGCAAGTCTACGTAATTCAGGAAACTCATAACTCCTTTTATAGAATCAAGGAGCATTAAATTAGCTCCTGAGTCTTGGTCCGGATAAAATACACCCCAAGTAGTAATAGCACTATAGTCGGCAGTTTCTTTTTTTAAAAATGCTGTATCATAAGATTGTATGACATGATGCAGTTCTGGTATCCAATCTTTTCCCACACTCTCCACCATTCACGTTTTATAATTGCTCCTTCTTCAGACGTTGGGTTTTGCATCCACTGCGCATTCCATTTGCCCGTGGGCAGTGTTGCTTGGACCTTCTCTAATTCATCTAGCTTCCAATACTCAGGCCAAACTGGTTTAGCTTTCTTTGATCCGTGGTCCATGATTGCTGGAAAGAGACCACGTGCCACTGATCAGCTTTAGCTTCTTTTTGGTTTGCAATTAATTTTCCTGTAAGATCTTTGTTAGACCATCTTGTCATTACAATATAATTTTACCACCAGGTTGAAGACGTTGTCTTGGTCCTGATGTGTACCATTCATAAGCAGACTCCATTGCAGTCGGCTGACATTGCGTCTTGCTCCGAATGTGGGTCATCAATTATTAATAGGTCAGCACCCCGTCCGGTTATTGCACCGCCAACTCCAGCTGCAAAATACTCACCACCTTGTGCTGTTTCCCACCTACCAGCGGCTTGCGAGTCTTCTCTTAGTCTTGTTTCAAATATTTTTCCATAATCGTCACTATCAATTAAGTTCTTAGCTTTACGACCAAATCTTACGGCTAGTTCTCCTGTGTGAGTTGCTTGAATTATTTTTAACTTAGGGTTACGGCCCACCATCCACGCTGGTAACAAGTAACTTGCAAACTCTGATTTCGTATGACGTGGAGGCATATTTACTATCAGTCGGTTTATTTCTCCCGTTGCAAGTTGATTAAATTTTTTTGCTATGTGTCTGTGGTGCGAGCCTTCTATAAAATCGGGCCACACACATTTGACAAAGGACATGAAGTCATCTCTGGCTTTACCTTGTATTTGTTTTTCTGCATGCATGACTTGCAGTTTCTTGAATGTCTTTCTGACGTCTGCAGGTAGCTTACTATATCTACGTTATTTAAATTCATAAAATTTTTTAAAAAATTTTTTTATAATTTTTTTGCACCATAAAGTGTTGAATATGTTTTTACCACCCTTATCTGTCTAAATCAAGCAATACAACCTAGAGTAGTGGGACCCCTTTTTGTGTAAAGGGTGTGGGGTCGACGTTAGTTGCAATGTTGGTATTGGATAGGGATCCGTGCGCCTAGGCGCGTTAGCGCCTAGGCAGAAAGGTTGGTGTTAATCTAATAACACCATGTATGCTTCAGCATTATGCTGTCTGAAGTAGTTGATGTCTTTACGTACTTTGTCCCAAAGCTTTGACGTACCGTCAACACCTGCGTCTTGATCTTCAGTGTTGCTTCCATCTCATTGATAAAGATTCTATCATGAATGATAGCTTCTTCCTTTGTCAACATAATAGACTCGCCATTGAATCTATTCTTACGTTGTTCTGTCTTGTTATCTTTTAGTTCCATGCTGACCTCACGACTCCACCGTTGGTTGCTTTGTTCAAAGCTTCCAGGTATTCCGTCTCAGTTAACTTTAATACTTCTAAACAAAAATGATGTTTAGTCCCCTGGTCAGCGCCTGGAGATGCCAAGTATCTGGCACCTGGTCCAGTAGTCCTCTTCACGCTCTTGCGCCACCTGGTAAGTATTCTGCTTTAATTGTTTTTGTCATAATATACCTTTCTTTGTTAATAGGATAATCCTACTCTATAAGCTGACCATTGTCAACCCTTTGAATAGAATATTCTGCACCCCACCTTTCTTCGTTCTTAACCTTGGCATATCCTTGGCTCTCTCGTCTGTGTCTGATAAACTCAATCGGTCGACCTTGTTCGATGTTTTCCATGTTAATGATAACCATGAAACTTACATGATTGACTACAAAAATATTTATCTGAGTCCGAATACCAATTTTGATTGTCATGTTACAGTATGCATAACGACCTCTAATCACTCCACGAGATTTTAGAAACCTATCTTGTGTAACTGTTTCATGGCAATGTTTATTTGGTCCTTGGCAAAAATGTTTGTTTGGCATTAGTGCCTCACTTTCCAAGTTGTAGTTGCAGTTCTGTAACCATGACTATCTAAGTCATAATAAACATAATATGGAACACCTTGTTTTGATGTGCCATATCTTGACTTGTCGTCATGTTTGCCTTTTCTTGTAATGTGCTTCTTATGTTTAGAAGCCCAATAAGTTATGTAGAATGTTTTGTTTGTCATATTATACCTTTCTAGTTAATAGGACTATCCTATAACAGATAGCCCTATTTGTCAAACTTTAATTTAGACTTTCTTCATATTTTTTTCTTGCCAATATTTTCGCCTCTCTTGATTGGTTCTTGTTCTTCATACCTTTAATCATACTAGCCAAGTTGCTTGGATTGTAGATTGTCAATCCTGTTGAGTTAGTTCTAATTAACTCTGCCTCATCAACTTGTATTCCAAGTTCAGTTGCAAGTTCAATTCCCTCACTCAAGATATCTGTATGCTTTCAATCCAATTTTTAATTGGTCGGATTGTTTTTGGATTGTATCAATCCATGTTTGGTGTTTAGATACTAGATTGCCTTTTGCAATTCGCCATGCCTCAAATGTTGGTACTCATCTTTAGTACAAGCGATTGCTCTTGAACGACAATAAGAAGTTCCAATGACATCAAGATAGTATTGATCATTAAAAGTTTTAGTCATGCCTGTACTATCATCACGACTACTATAACTATTACCAACTCTGCCAAGTGCTTTCATACAAGCCTCAACATGTTTTGTTTTGTGTGGATTATCTTTGTTTTCATTTTGTTGAGCAAAGATATCTGGGTTGCAATCCATAGCTTTTAAATCTTCTCTAAAATATGCAGTTGCAAACTTTTGTCCGTCTTCACTACTATACTCACTACCATTTAGATTACCAAACAAACCAAAATCAAAATGTGATTTAGTTTCTTTAATATCGCCGTCTTCATCTTTGTCCTCACTATGTGCAAAGTAAAAGCATTTATCTTTTGCAACAACATCACAAGGACTTCCATATTTCTTTTTGAAAGTTCTTAAAGTTGCAACATCTTCTGGTGGATATGATCTCTCAACAACTTCTTTTGCAAGTTGACTTGCAGTTATATATTGCTCGTCAACATATTCTCTTGCTTGAAGAAATGCCTCTCGTTCTTGTGTGTCCTCGTTCTCAAAGACATCTTTTATTTTATTAAAGAGTTTGTTTCGCAACTCTGTATTCATTCTTATTTTTGTCATTTTAGACCTTTCTATATTTATTTTAATTTAATTTGTTTTACTACTTGACAATAGGATAGTCAAGGATTATATATTAAATATGTTTTTTATTCTGTTTAGGTGAAATAAAAAAATAGGAGCAGGGGATACCCTAAAAATTCCCCTGCACTGATCCCTGATCCAATAAAGGAACGTAAGATAAGAAGCGATGTTGCAACATCGAACCATTGGATCTGGGATCAGTCATTATTGACTGTGGAGATAAACACTATAACACGGCGGACGCTTAAGGGTACCCCGAATGTTGACTGAAGGACAGGGCGTCAACTCCCCGCGTAGCATAGTGACTGATCATTATTTGCTGGACCCTGACAGGTGATAACCTGTTAGGCCTGTTGCCCGGGCTGTTAAAATAAAGCACGCCGGCCTGTTGGTCCTGCTAATGATAGTATCAGTAAGTGTACAACCAGCGTCCACATCTTGCCTCTGGCATTTCCCTGTACGTTAGCGATGATCCGCAAGGTAGCAATGGGTGTACCACCAGCCCGCGCCGGGTCCCTGATCAAGGGGCGCGGATGGTAATATGAATTGCCAGTTTAGAATGATTCTAAAAATCATTCTAAAGAAGAGAAGCCTGAAGCGCCAAGCCTCAAGCAGCAAGCAACGCTTGACAATGGTTCAGGGATAATGTAGGATTAATATAGAAAGTGAGAAATACATATGAGTAAAATAAAAATAACGAAGCTGGTGAGCAGCTGAACAGAGTAGCTATTGCCCTGGAAGAGATCCTGCGGATGGTGAAGGAAGATCAGGAACGATCTAAAAAATATCATGGAAGACTGTCCAGCCGAATACGGAAGCATTTTAGATCCACGATGGATGATGCCTATGACTACCCGATCAGGATCCGAAAGCGTGCGGATCCTGATTAACCACTGGCGCTGGTTACAGGACCAGGGCCCGAGCTACAAGCTCAAGCCACAAGCTGCAAGCGCAGCAAGCTTGCAAGATTAAATTATAAAGCAAGCTTGACAGGACGTTATCCAGTACCTGGACCGAATTATAAAGTTATGTAACATCCTATAAAGCTATAAAGGAGAAAGATAATATGAATACTAAAGAAGCATGGACCCTGGTTGGAGGGTTAAGTAAACCGTCAAAGATGCCAGGCTGGGCAATTGGAATTCCAGCTGCTGAATGCAAGACTGGTAACAAATTAAAATTAATACCTAACTCAGTATGCTCAGGCTGTTATGCTGAAAAAGGTTGTTATGTTTTCGCTGTTGTACAAGCCGCGCAATACAAGCGCCTGAAGGCAATAGATCACCCGCAATGGGTTGAAGCAATGGCAACGCTTATTAATTCAAAAAAGCCTGATGTCTTTAGATGGCATGACAGCGGCGACGTTCAAGACGAAGCTCACCTGAACAAGATCTTTGAAGTCTGTAGATTAACACCGGGCAAGCGTCACTGGATGCCAACGCGTGAAGCGTGGATCAAGGACCATATGCACAAGGCGCCAGCAAATCTAGTTGTAAGATTCTCATCACCGATGATTGACCAGGGACCAGTTAAGAGCTGGGCCAATACGTCGACAGTCTCGACTAAAAGTCGAACATGTCCAGCCCCTGACAACAACAACGAGTGCGGCAGCTGCAGAGCTTGTTGGGATCCGCTGGTAAAGAACATAGAATATGGTAAACACTAACCATGACACACGTTTTTAAACATCCAAAATTTTACAGAATCCCTAGGGATAATAAATCGGATCAGGCCATTAGCGAGGAGCTCCTCGACGGAGGCCAGCGAGCGTGCACCTGATCCGGGCCTCAAGCAGCAAGCTTCAAGCACCAAGCCTCAAGCTCCAAGCATCAAGCCCCAAGCTCCTCAAGCAGCAAGCCACAAGCATCAAGCCCCAAGCAGCAAGCGTCAAGCTTAAAGCCACAAGCTTCAAGCTCCATGATTCGTGAACCACGGAAAAGTTTCACGGTACCCGGACCAAGGGCCTCTGCTATGATAAATGTATTGTGTGGATGCTTCACATGGAAGGCAATTTGATGTGGAGAGAACCTTATTTTGTTCCCTCTACAGACCTTTAATTCTACAGTGAAAAAGTGGCCAGAATTATTATAGCCCAATAGATCGGGAGTACCAAGTAAGCTATTATTTTCAAGTCTAATTAGCATTTTCATGTACTTCCATTCTTCGAATAGCATGTAGTTTTCCATTTATCTCTACGTAGATGACAGCGTTCTTTACTGCGTCGCTACCTTTCGTAAAGTTGCTTAGATACAACTGCAAGTCTTGTACTCTCATGAATTTTTTCTTAACTTGATAGATAGATCCTCTATCACTTTTTTATAACCTTGCAAGAGATTTTTATTTTTTTCGTTTTCAGATACAATTTTTTTAACTCAAAGATTTCTTTTTTCTGTTCTTCAACTAAAGCCTTATATCCTTCGATAGTGTCTTGTAATTCATCTTGATTTCTATGTACTTTCATTCTTGACATTATAGGATAGTTCCCTTAAATTGTCAACATGGGTGTACCAAAAAGATTAACAGAAATGCAACAACGATTCGCTGAGTTCTTAGTATTCGGTGGACCGGAAGGACCAATGACTAAACGTGAAGCTGCTATCGCTGCTGGGTACAGTAAGGATAGAGCAATGAGAGAAGGATCAGAGTTAACTAATCCAAAATACTCACCACTTGTAGTTAAGTATATTGGTGAACTCAAAGAAGAAAGATTAAGAAAACACGAAGTAACTTATGATGGACACCTGGCAGAACTTGCTAGACTGAGAGAAGCCGCTTTAAAAAAAGGATCATTTTCTTCAGCAGTGAATGCGGAAGCAAACAGAGGAAAAGCAGCAGGACTATACATAGATAGAAAGATAATAAAAACAGGAAAACTAGAGGACCTATCAGAACAAGAGCTAGAAGCAAAAATGAAACAGATAATAGACGACTACGGATCTCTAATAAATGTGACACCTAATGAATCTTCGTTATCTTCTTCACACAAGAAGTTGGAAACACCGACCTCTCAGAAAAAGTAATAGACCCATCATCATCAACATCATAGCCTGCAAATATTCTTACAGTATCTTTGTCTTTAGAAAACAACCAACCTTCACTTACCGGTGTTGCTAGTTTCATGTCAGTAAACTCTTTTACCGTACCCCAGCCGCCTTCAGTGATGATGTCAATCCAATCTATACGTACACGCTTGTATGGAAACTTAACAGCCTGCTTGACCAGCTTAGGCTTGTTGTAGCTATTTATTCTTCTAGATTTCTTCTTTGGCATAGGTTTAATTCCTTCTATAGTATTCTACCACAGATTTTTTATTTTAAAAAACACATTCGCGCGCGTGAACCGAAATTTGATAGTACACTTTATCTCTAAATAAAATAAAAAGTGTACCATAAAGTGTCCACCCTAAAGTCATATATACCAACACTTCTAGACCAAAAGTACACTTAGTACACTTTATTTCTGAAAAAAAAAAAAAAAAATAAAATCTGTCACAGAATACTATAGTACGGTTTTTGTGTACTTCTTGGCCACATTTTCGCCATATTTACGCTCATATTCCGCCTCAATCTGCATCATAAGGTCCGTGATCCCTGTTTCGTCAAGCTTGACCACATGCTCCATGGCCCGTGCTACAAGGTCTCGTCTGTACTTGATAGCCTTATTCCTGGTCTGTACTTCGTGGATTCCCCACCTCGTTTGATCCGTCATACTTTCTATACTCCTAAAGTCCTCCGCTTTCATTGGTGTTGTTCTTTCTTTCTCGTCATGCATTAGGTCATGATACATGTCTATTCTTTCAAAGCCTTCATGTTTCCAGCGTCTTAGTTCAGGTCCTTCTACTTTAAATTCTTGGTAATATAGGTCAGGCGTGCATACCATGATAACTCCCTGTTTAATTTGGAGCCGTAGACGTAGTCGTGTGCCATGGCGTATGCTGCAATTTGCAGATAATAATCTTCGATCCATTCTTTCTTTTTCGGACGGTTAGCTTGCTTGAAGTCAACGACAGTTTCCATACCATTATGATTACAGATAAGGTCTGTTTGACCTGCATACAGCCCCGGATAATGTAACGTAACTTCGGAACCATAATACTCTTCCACTGGCGCAAAGCCAATCTCAATAATTTTTTTGGCCATGGGACTCGCCTGGCGTCCGAGTTCTGTAAGATCATCGTAACCAACGCCCGTAACATAAGATTCGAGGAATTTATGCATACTGGTGCCCCGTGCACTAGATACATTCTTGATTCTGTCTGCTTCTGCTTCACCTACTTTGGCCTTCCATTTGGTTAAAAATTCTGTATTTTTGGTAGCCCCTAATATAGTAGTTACACTTGGAAGTCTATAAGAACTTATCTCATAGACTCTTTTTCCTGTATCAGGATCCGTGATCTGTTTTCCCTCTAAATAATTGTATTTATTACTCTTCTTCATTGTCTAATTCTTCCTGCTCTTTTTCAAAACCTTCCATAAGTTCTTCATGCAAAGTCTTAGGTTTAAATATTTCATCCCAACGCTTACGATACGTATCGGTACTTGGTCTTGTTATTCCATCAAACTTTTCTTTTTTCATAACTTCTTTTGTAACTCTTTGACATACTCTTCATCTTCTTGTCTTTGTTTGTCACGTAAGATTTTTGTATGTTTACGCCAAGCCCACGCATTCAATGTGCCGGCCCATTTCATTATAAAATGTAAACTGTTATATACTATCTTGTCCAACATTTTTTTGTACCTCTCTATATTCGTCTAAAGATATTACATTATCTTTAAATGCTTTAGTTGTATATGTTCTATTACTTGTTGTATCTTAGGTAGTTTAGTATGTGCAAATGGCCATATCAAACAACACACATAGTATGCATCTCTAAATGTACATCGCCATCTCCATTGTTTAAGATATGGTGTACCATCAACTCTATTACCCTTAACCTTTTTAGGAGTAAAAGTTCCAACACCTAAAACCTCGTGAACCCACATTATAACTGATCTATCGGTCATCGTTATTTCCATACTGATACGCATAGAATTAGATAACCGGTAGCCAGGTTTATTATTATGTTTTTTCTTTTTCTCAATACCACGTCTTATGTGTATGGACCCTTCTCCGTCAAACAGTCCTGCAATATAAGCTTTGTCAGTATCTTCTATCATTAATGTATTGACATCCCTTCTCCAGGCAGATCTTCGTTTTCATAATCGTATATCTCTCCCTGTGACTCACAGTCCCAGCATTGATGAATCATATCTTCTTTTTCATAAATGCATGCGACTTTTACATAGCCATTACCTTTACAGGTAGGACATACGTAAACCTTTTTAACTCTTTTTGAACTTGCCATTTAATTTCTTCGCTTTCTCGTTTGCTATTGCTTCTATTGTCTTTGCTACGCTTAGTTTCGCATCTGGAAAAATTATCTTTGATAACTTATCTAAAGTAGCGTATGTTTCTTTAGTTAAAGAAACGTTCTTGTATTTAGTCATGTCTGTCATGTTTACTTCCTTTCATGTTAAGAACTAATATATAAGTGATACTATAGGATTGTCAAGTATGAAAATTATTTTAATGTTAATTTTGTGTTCTGGAGTTTCCAAGAACTGTGTAGAACCTTATGAATGGCCTGTTAAATTTCCGGATATATATGAGTGTATGGTTGCAGGATATGAAGAATCAAAAAATAAAACAATAGAAATAGGTAGATCAGACGTTAATAAATTTGATGTTTATGTAAAATTTGTCTGTGCTCCATTGACTGAAACGTAAAAATAATATAGAGATAAAAAATCTTCTCACCATAAACCTATCCCACAATATTTCCCCTCTTTAGGGATAGGTCTATTTACAAATACAACCAACTAAACTACCGCTACCATCGTGCATAATATGCAAGTGTAGAGTATCAACGTATCCGCTTAGTTTTAGTCTTAGTATCTCGCACAGATCCATGCAATCTACGTCTCCCAACAAAGATATATGATCCATCACTTGCTCTGTGACAGGAACTAATTGATACAATCCGTCGTTTAGAATTATTAATTCCATTATTTTTTTCTTCCTGGTCTGACATATTCTCCTGTTTTATTTCCCCATTCAATTATATTTTTGATACCTGGTGCTTTCAAATTCATGTCTACCCCAAAAGGTCTCCAAGCTTTTTTCATTATATTTAGTTCAAGTAAAAGGTTAGACCATTGACCAGGATTAGTACCATCTACTGTTATTGTTATAGTTTTTTCTTTCATGTTTTCCTTTCTTTTTTAACCTAGCCAAACTTTCGTAAGGCTAGGTAATCCTAAAAATTAACCTCTATAAGAAGGTTATATTTAATATAGGATATTTTAGGATAATGTCAACCCTGACCTTTGTAACGAGTCTGTTTTTTTTGACGTTTTTCCTGCTTATTTTTATTTTTTTTATGTTGCCGTGGTCCACGTTTCTTGGGCTTATCACGGGGTGTAAAGAATTTAAAACTTTGTCTAGCCATCTTCCCACTGTTTAACAAATGCTGTTTTATCTTCTGGACAACTTAAAATTGGTAGATAAGTTATCTTACCATTAATGTGTTGTTGTAAGTCAGAACCACAAGTCATACATCTGTATAATTCATTTGTAAGTCCTACCAACATAGTATCTTCTTCACAGGTTGGACACTGGCCTTTTACTACTTCTGCTGATACTTTCATATTATTGACAGCTTAAACACTCATCGCTGTCATTGTCAAGGTCTGCGAGTGCTTCTTCTTTGCAGTCCTGGCTGCAAAACATATCTAATTCGTCTTTAGGTTCGAACTCTTTTTTACATTTATTACATTTTTTCATTATTCTAATATTAACTTTTTAATTGATAAAGATCCATCTATATTTTCTTCAAGCTCGGCCATTTGTTTCAGGCATTGATACTTTACGTGCGATTTAGAATCACGTCTAGCTGTACGTGCTCCTTTAAGACATTCAGACATTGAAGTCTGGATACGTGCTTCCTTGATCTCTCCGTGTACAATCATAAGTAAGGCTACCACTAACTCTGTCATCAATGTGCTCCGTTACCGTTTGCTCTTACTTTATCTTTTAAATCTTCAATATCAACTAATGCTTTATCTAATTGTTCTCTTAAAAATTCTATATTAACTTTGTTAGTCATATTCATCTCTTGAGTCTCTTCCATTTTCTCGACGGACTTGTACAAATCCTCAATTAAAAAATGTTGTTCCTGGTCCGTGGGCACTTGTTCAGATTTCTTTAACAAATCATTTTCAAACAACTCACGTGATGTCTCTAACGATACTAATCTTGCAGTCAGCTCTGTATATGCGAACACGCCCATTGCAACTAGAATTATAAGGAGCTACCGTCTTCATCGGCATCTGTACTCTTGCCTCTTCTCCGATGTTTAATGGTTTATTGGACACTTGGACCTCCGCAGAGAGCCAGAACAACTAACATAACAATCAGTAAACCTGTTGCATAATAATTCATCCTGGCTATCTCCATAATTCTATTTAACTATGTAAGCTATAACTAAAACTGCAACTACAAGACATTCAACCTTGTGGTCAGACCAGTAATGCATAGCTTTACTTTTCATTTTATCAATCATTTTTTTTCTCCTCGATTTCATAGAAGAACTTGTCGGTATCTTCTGTCCGCCATGCTCTACTATCTTCTACGTTCCATTCAGAAGTCTGCACTTTCCAGTCAGGGATGTTATCTTTCACTGTGAAAGAAGGTATATCCCATATACATCTATTGTTAGGTTGTGCTGCAAAATTACCGTCATCGAGGGCAATTATGTGAGCGCACTTATGTTCGTGCGGAATCTCTGAATGATCAGTGTCAAGTATATTAGACTCTGGATGTGCAAAGTCAACTGTAAATAAATATTTTCCTGGGTGCCATTTCTTGTCTTTTCCGATATACTTACCGGCTTGTCCGTCTAATATATCCCAACGATGGACAGAAGGATAATAAGAAAAACAATTCCAGAGCTGTAGTTCATCAAGTCGTCTTGCGGGCACTCCGGATGGTTCAAATCCCTGTTGAATAAACGCGCTAATTGGTAGGCGATAAAATATTGCACCGTTTTCCATAATAGCATGAAATAGTATACTACGACCTGTAAGAGCGCTAAGACCAAACACAATGCAGTCTTCAACTTCTCCATGATGTTTTTTAAGATCATATAAATATTCTCTTTTTATTTGTGCATAAGTTGCCGGTATGTTTGCATTTAAGTAAGCCATAATTTATCCTCATTTTATATTACCCCAATTTGGACCAGATTCATAGTCCACCTTGTTAGGTACTTCTAATTCTACTGCAGATTCCATAATCTCTTTTATTTTATCTGCATTACCATCGACAGATATATCAAGTTCATCATGTACTTGTATATGCGGTATGATACCTTCTTTGTATAATCAACCATAGCTTTTTTAGTCATATCAGCTGCTGATCCTTGTATAAGTTTATTTAATGCTTTGTATGTAAAAGCACGCTTGATCCCTGGTCCGTGTTCCTGGAGTGCATCTTCGTGAGGCAATGCTTTATGTATCCCAAACTGGTTAGGCTCCCATAAATTAAACCTACATCTACCCAAGTAAAGTTCTAACTTACCTTTATCCTGTGCTCTACGCATTACACTTTCCATTAACATTTTTACAAATGGAACTTTGTCATGGTATTGTTCTAAATAGATCATCAGCATTTTCTTTGATACACCTAGCTCTGCTTGTAATTTATTTTTACCCATACCATAAAACAAACCAAGATTAATTGTCTTGGCCTGTGATCTAGGTATGTTTGCCATGTCAGCTACAATTTTGTGAAAGTCTGTATCCGGTTCATCGTTGTATGCATCAACAACTTCATTTACTTTATATAAATCATCGAGACTAGCATAGTGTGTAACAATCTAGGTTCTTGTTGTGAGTAGTCAAAGCAACCCCAAGTATGTCCTTCTTCTGGAATAAACAAACTTCCTGATCCGTGGTCCAAGTTCCTTGTTACGTGCAGGAATCTGCTGTAAGTTTGGATTGTTGTAACTGAACCTACCGGTTACTGTACCACCTTGATCGGATCTAATTTGATTTATCTCTGCATGTATTCGACCTTTGTGTGAATGTTTTAATATTGTATCTATAAATGTTGTGTGAGATTTATTTATCTCTCTTGCATGTGCAATTGCTTTTGCTACAGGGTGTGTTTGATTCTGTAACCAATTTTTAGTAAAGCTTGGTGCTTCAGTTTTTAAAGTTCGTTCGTAAGGTAATTTTAATTTATCAAATACTTCGGCTATTGATCTTGCAGCCCAGATTTGTACATCAATTCCTGTTACTTTTTTAACTTCTTGTAAACATTTCTTTTCATCTGATACTAATTCTTGTTTTAATTTGTGTGCTGCATCTACATCAACACGTACTCCTAAGAATCTCATGTCAACAAGACATGGAAACAATTCTGTTTCAAGATCAAAGATAGATTGTACATCTTCATCTAGTATTTCTTTTTTCATTTCTTGCCATAGTTTTAGAGTCAACACTGCATCTTGCTCGGCATATTCTCCAACATACATTGCAGGTAGTTTATACATCTCAGACTTAGCATCTATGCCCCAATGCGCTGCAGTTTCCTTCAATACAGCCTCATTTTTACCGATTCCGACGTAATCACGACCCAAACTACCTAAATCATAACGAAAGCGATTCTCGTCCACGAGAGAGCCAGCAATCATGGTATCCACGATCTTACCCTCTATTTTAAGGCCCATAGACCTAATCCAACATACATCGTACATTGCATTGTGAAATATCTTAATTGCAGGTGTATTTAGTACATCTTGTAAACCATTTTATAACCATATTCTTATCCATGTTACCACCACCTTCATGTGCGATAGGATAATATCCAGACCAACCTTCTACAGCAACAGCTATACCTACAACTTTACCATTACCAACTACAGATCCTGAACCTGTTGATTTTAAATCTGGGTCTTTGGTCTCTAAGTCAATTGCAATCTCATCATACTTTGATAAGTCTGGAAAAGATTCTGGTGGTAGCCACTCTGTTTGTGGTTTGAATATAGGTTTCATGAATAGTCTCTTTCTAATATCATTTCTAAATAATGTATTGCTTTATTTATGTCTTCTTCTTTTCCCTTTGACTGATGTCGACATATATATTTTATAGCATTGCCTTCTGCAAAAAGCAATTTGTTTTCATTTATAAACTCTGCTGGTTGTATCTTCATTTGTTTGTAATGTTTTCCACCAACTTGATTGTCTAGTGAATCGTATGTTGCTTTTTTAAATATATCTTTGTTTGTCATAGATTGTATGCCTTTTTAGTTTGTGGTTCGATTATATATAAGTTCTTCTCTGTTCTTGTGCACGCAACATAAAATAATCTGTGTGTATCATCTGGATCTTTTAGATAATCAACAAATGCTGCACCAGCCAAGTCTGTTATTACAACTACATTTTCTCGTTCATTACCTTTAACGCCATGTATCGTAGAAATACTAATTCTAGGATTTTTAGTTAAGTCTTCATCTGATTCTATTAGTTTTAATATTTTTCTTATGTCTGTTTTTAAAGCTTGATCTAATGCTTCATACCATTCAGCTTCTGTTTTAAGTCCGTATTTTTCTTTCAATGTATCTATGTCATAAAAACCATCTTTAATTATTGTTTTAAATAATTTTGAATCCCAGTTATTTTTAGTCATCTTTGATTTTATTTCTTTAATTTCATTGTAGTGAAGAGGTATACCTTTTTTTAAATTATTCCATTTTTGTGCAATTTCATAAATATTTTTTATTCTTGGAGTAGCATTTCTTCGTTGCCAATATAAATCTTTTTGGTCTAATATTTCTCCAATACTTGCTAACATATAATTTGCTTGTGCTAATACTAGCCATCTACCTTGTGAAAAATCTACTTCATGTAAATCGCTACAGTATTGAACAGATCCTTTTTCTTCTTTTGGTAGCCATTCTTTTTCTACTCTATCATGTACTTTTTTTATTATTTTATTCGCAAGTGCAAAAGGTTTTTGTGGAACCCTTCTTGATTGATCTAAAGTAGTTCTCTCACCTTCTAAATTTATAAATGTACTTACATGTGCACCGTTCCATTTATATATAGCCTGATCATCATCACCGGATATATATGAGTCTTGTGCTTTTTCTTCTATCTTTTTGACTAATCTCCATTGCGTTAAACTTAAATCTTGTGCTTCATCTACAAACATAACTCTCAAACTTGGTGCTTCACCACTTTCTATAAATTTATCAAGCATGTCAGGAAAATCTATAAGACCATGTTGTTCTTTGTATCGCTCTAGTTCTTCAATTATTATTTCTAATTTATTTAATTGTATTTTATAATTATTATTTAAATGATGAAATTTTATAGGGTCCATTTCTTTTGATCGTGCTAAGTTTATCAATTGTATGTATGGATCTGGAGAAAAAAATATACCTTCATAGTCTTCATCTTGTCTTGCACCTTCTAATTCTATTTTCATTTTTTCTGATAATTCTTTGTAATGTTTTGCCTGCATCACCTGGTTTTTATTTACACCCAATTGATTAAAACAAAATGAATGTAAGGTTTGAAAATATGGTAGATCATTATGAGATAGTTTAAATTTATCTGCTGCTCTTTGTTTACCTTCTTGCGCAGCGTTTTTACTAAATGTGAAATAACCAATCTTATCTGATGGTGTTTCAGCTAAAAATTTTTCTATATGTCCCAGTAATGTATGTGTCTTACCTGTGCCTGGAGGACCATAAATTATGTGACGCATTAGTAATTTTCTTTCTTAAATGTTTTTGGTTTGTATGTTTCTATTTTTTTATCAAATCTCGCTACAACAAACACAGATAGTTTTGTTTTACCTACACGTTTAGTTGTACAGTTTAGATCATCTTTCAACATTTGTGATGTTCTTTGATATGGAACTCTCCAATGTTTTCTTGATAAATAATTATTAAAAAAGTTATCAAATACAAAGTGATGAAAACCATCTTTAGTATAAGTACCACCATTACGTAAGTCTTCGTAGTCGTCTTTTTGTATCCTGTTTACGCAATAATCTTCTAAGTAATTATTTAAAATATCTTTTGTACTTGTACCTTCTGCAGGTTCTGTAATTTCTGCATTAGTTAACAATGCAGTTGTAACTTTTTTCCAGTCACCAACTTTTACTGTTGGTGGATTTATTCTTAATTGTTTAATACATTCTTCTTGAAATAAAATTTGATTAGCTAAATGTTTTGCTGAGTCCAGATATAATCTATTTCCATCTACATTCATATAATAATATGGTTCTTCCAAGTTAACTACTTGTAAATCTGTTAGACTTGGAAACACTGGTTCTTGACCTATACCAAATTTTCTTTTCTTACATAATTTTTTATCACACAAACTACACATAGGTTGGTCACTACATTTATAACCCCACTCTTTTTTTTCATGTTGTTTTGTAATTATATTTACTTCTGTATCAGATAATGGTTGTTCCATTGCAGTTTCATTAAATACTATTACTTTTGATTTCCAATTGTCAGGCCATTTAGATTTTGCATATACACCATAATGAAATAGTGCATTATTTCTACCACCCTCACCAATTTTATTTTGTGCCATTAATTCTATACATGGTGGTCCATCAGAGTATGGAGTCTCCGGTCTTTTAACTTCTATTGTTTTGATGTCTTGTTGTTTATATCTTTCGTAGAGTTCAAAAAAAGCATCTATACTAGCAGCTTCGCCATCCTCCATAAAGGCGTATCTTGTTGTTTGACCACAATTAAAGTATGGTAAATTTAAAAAGTTTCCTGTATCATCTTTTGATTTTAATTCTCTTTGTTTAGGAAATACTTCTGATCCACCATAACCTAATACAGATCTAATCTCGTTTAATTTATCTTGCATCAAACCTGCTGATACATAATCTTCTGTAAATAAAAATACATGAGCACCACCAGACTTTGATCTACATACTACTAATGGTAATTGAAATTGTTTTATTTTATTAATTAATTTTTTGTGATCAAACTCTGCGTATGAGTCGATGTCTATACATCCCCACTTACATTTGTTATCATCATTGATAGGTATAATACCCAAACTGTCAGCACCATCTAAATGCTTTTGCCACAAATCGTCTGTGACTGGTTCTCGTTTAACAAACGATTTACCTTTAATTTTATTACCGTCACCATTTGATTCACCTACTAGAGTGACACCATGTGCACGGTCTAATCCATCAAATATATTTTTAAATCTTTCTATCATACAAAATAAAAGTGGGCGTCGCCACTCTCGCTTAAACGCCCACTACCTAGGATACTGGTTAGTAGTTAGAAGAACCTTTTGTAGTTTCTTCCGTACTATGTTTAGCTTGAACTTCACCTTTACCTACAGATTCTGCAAATGACTTAGCCATATCATATATAGCTTTATCTTCTACAGGACTAACTTTAGATACATCCCAACCAAACCATGTTCCTTTGTCATTAGACATCTGAACGGTTGATAGTTTATAAATGTGGCTATAAGTTGGCGGTGTGAATAAACCGTTTTTACCTTGCATCTTAATACCCATCATCATTGAGTTCCATTTTCTACTAACTTTAAGTTGAGTAGACTTCATAGAAATCAAAGCTGTCTGTGGGTTATCTCCAAGAGTCAATACAAAGTGACTAGCTGTGTTATCAAGATAGTTACCGTTTGGTAATCTGTCTTTATAATCTTTACCTCTAGTCGTCTGACTTACAATGTCACTGTCTGCCTCGTGCATTGCAACAGGTGCACCTGTACTGGTACCTCTGTCTTGCCATTCGATGTACTGTCTTTTGTAATGACATGGTACAACATTTAAAGTGTCATACAATTCATTAGTTACAGTATTTATTATTTTGCCTGGTTCTGCACCATCGACATATTTACCATCTCTTTTGTTTACCTCTGGAGATAGTTGTCCCAAAATTTTTAAGAATGGTAACGCAAGATCTTCTTGCGATATATTTTGAGCGCCTTGTGCTGCATCAGCTTCCATATCAAATGTTGCTAATGCGCTATTCTTTTTTTCTGCTACTTGGTTCATGTTTATTTGTTCCTTTTTATTGTTGTCTTATTCTCTGAGAATACCCCAAAGATTTCCGTTGGCATTTCTTTACCTGCCTCAATACGCTCACGGACTAGCGCTTTCAGAGTCATGGGCTCAACCTTCATCTTTTGTGTCGGTTGAAACCCTTGACCCTTCGCAAGTTCAGCATATGTTGCTGCCTTGTTATCTTCGTTACGACCAAATGATACCAAGATCTCGTTCTTAATAATATCACCTAGTCCATTGTCTCGAAGCCAGTTAAACGCCGTCTCTTTATTTGCTTCTGTAATAGTAGCACGATACGTCGTTGAAACTTTAAGATGTGATCCATCTTGAAGTTTTAATTCTGCTAAACCCATCTCGGACATCATGGTCGGTATAACCTCACCTGATATACGTTGGTATTCTTTTTTTAAATCTTTAATGTTATTCTCACTTGTCTCTATTCTTTTATGTAAGCCCTCTAACATTTCTACTTGATCTGCAAGAGACTGAATGTTTTCAGTTTTGCTCATTGCATCTTGTTGGTCTTGTTCAAAGTTAATCATCTATTTCTCCTTTCTCGTATAGATTAATCTCAATAGGATAATATTTTCTTTCTTGTTTATCCCACTTCAATACATTGTATTTACCGTTTGTAATATCAGATACAATAGAACATGCAACACCAATGATTGCAGGATCTCCTGTTAATAATAAATAATCTTCTGGTGTATAATCTCTTAAACCTTTTCTTAATTTAAAAATTAATGGACCAGGAGAAAAAATCATTTGAGAAAACTCTGGTAATAAAAAATTAAATTTACCTGAAGTAGAATAAGAAGCTGCACCCATAATATTTATTTTAGGACTACCTGCTTGGCTACCTGGTATCTCTTGTATTACATAAACTTTTCTTTCTGACATTGACAAACAATATAATCATGTTTATATTAATGTCAACTAGAAAGAAGAAAAAAAATTATGAATTATAAATTTAAAACTAAACCCTATGCACATCAATTAACTGCATTGGAAAAATCGTGGAACAAAGAAAACTTTGCTTATTTTATGGAGATGGGTACAGGTAAAACAAAAGTATTAATAGACAACCTTGCTATGTTATATGACAAAGGCAAGATAGATGGTGCTTTAATTATTGCACCTAAAGGTGTTGTTAAAACTTGGTATGAACAAGAACTTCCTACACACTTACCAGATCATATAGAAAATGTGTCTGTATTGTGGCAACCAAATATTACAAAAACACAACAAGAAAAATTAGATTCTTTATTTGAAATAGATAGTGCATTACATATTTTAGTTATGAATGTTGAAGCTTTATCAACAGACAAAGGTGTTAAGTTTGCAACCAAATTTATTAACTCTCACAAAACTTTGATGGCTATAGATGAGTCTACTACAATTAAAACTCCTACTGCTAGACGTACTAAAAATATTATTAAGATGGGAGTAAACGCTAAGTATAAAAGAATCATGACCGGTTCTCCTATTACAAAAAATCCTCTGGACTTATATACACAGTGCGAGTTCCTTGATCCGTGGTTATTGGACTTTAGTTCTTACTACGCGTTTCGTAATCGTTATGCTGAAATGAAAACGATGCATGTACACGGACGTTCTATTCAAGTAGTAGATAAGTTTCAAAATCTTAGGTGAGTTATCAGATACAGTAAAACAATTTTCATACAGAGTATTAAAAGAAGATTGTTTAGATTTACCCCCTAAAGTATTTATCAAACGTCATATAGCATTGACAGCTGATCAACAAAAATTTATAAACAAATGAAAGATCAAGCTCTTGCTGTGCTTAATGGTAAAGTTACAACTACCATGACTGTGTTAACTCAATTAATGAGACTACATCAAATTACATGTGGTTATGTAACTGCTGATGATGGGACCACACAACAAGTTGAAAGCAATAGACTTAATGAATTAATGTCCATACTAGAAGATACGGAAGGTAAAGTTATTATATGGGCCAACTATCAATTAAGTGTAGGTGAGATTATACAGAAAATAATTAAAGTATATGGTCCAGATTCATATGTTCATTACTATGGTTTAACACCACAAGAAGATAGACAAGACTATATTCGTAAGTTTCAAAACGATCCTAAGTGTAGATTTATTATAGGTACACCTCAAACAGGTGGTTATGGTATTACACTTACGCAAGCTAATACTGTTATCTATTATTCTAATGGTTATGATCTAGAAAAGAGACTCCAATCAGAAGACAGAGCACACAGAATAGGACAAAAGAAAACAGTGACTTATATCGATCTGATTTGCGAGGACACGATCGACGAGAAGATTGTGAAGGCTTTAAGAGATAAAATAAATATTGCATCTGAAGTTATGGGTGAAGAATTAAAAGATTGGATTTAAAGTATATCTTTTGCTTTACCTAAAATAGGTTTGTATTTAGTTTTATTTTCTTCTCTATATGCATGTAGAAATTGTTTTCTTGGTGTGCCTTCTGTTATACTACAAGTGTATCCATCCCGAGTTAGGTTCTCCAGGAACGTAGTACTCGACGATCAGCTGATCCCAATTCAAGCTCTCTATGTATCCAATCTGCAAGTTCAGCATTGTCGACTCCAACACATTCGAAGTCTGCCGCTTCCGCACGTGAGTGCTGGCTGTTGATCGAACTACCGATGGCTTGGCAAAGCTGAGGAGAACGGAACCCTGATGTGACTTTGACTCTACCGAAATGATCTCTTACCGGTTGTAAAATTTTTTCACAAAGTAATTTTAATTTTTCTATTTGTTCTGCGTTAGGTTATTGTTAATACCTTTACGTATAGCAGTGTCTGATTTAATTAAGCTCTTGAAGAGTAAAGTTTCGTGTAAGTTCCATTTTTATATTTATTAATTAGTAATGCAATTATAACTGCACCATTCCACCAATATCATATTTTCTAATCTTTAATATTCTATCTTTTATTTCTTTAATTTGTTCAAAAGTTTGTTTCTGCATAATCGACATAGCTTTTCATGAGAATCTATTTTCTGTAATGCAGATCTTTTAGCCATTATATTGTAACCCCCGCTACAATAGAAACCCGATAGGACTTGCCTATCATACCGCCCAAACTTTTAAATTTGTTTATCATTATACAATCCTTTTCCCAATAAGAATCTTTCAATGTATCTAACTCATCTATTGGAAATACATAATCTTCATTTAATCTAAATTTATATTTTATATTCTCTTTGTTTTCTTTTCTAAGTTGTGAATCAATAGTATCAACTTTTGTTTGAAATCTTGCTTTTGAATAATTGGTTGGTGTAAAAACACCATCTAATAAATTACCTCTTAGCCTTGAACTAACTCCAGATTTTTTTAAAATATTATCTATATCGTCTTCACTTAAATCTAAAAGTTTTAAATCTTGAATTCTAATAAACATATCTTTCTGTATTCTAAATGCTTCATCTTGCATTTTTTTAAATGTTTTAACTTGAGTCATTGGTGTGTTCTCACCATAATTATTTACATTGTAAAAGTTTTCATTTTCATCAACAGCTCTTAAAAGTCTATTCATGTCTGATGCAAAATACCTTAAATCTTTTTTAGTATCTATTCTAATAATTCTAGTACCTGCTAGCAATGCTAACAATTCATCTTTTAAATTTAAAGGTTTACCACCTTTTGTTAAATCTTTTCCTATTGCTCCTTCAATTTTTTCTGCACTAGTAAATACACCTGGTTTTACTCCATCTAATATATAAGCAAATGATTTTGCAAATTTATCTCCAATACTATCTGATGCAGCAAAGACCGTACCACCTTGATCTTTTTTACCATTTCTTACAGTAACATCTAAAACCCTATCATAACCTAAAGGCTCAGTTATAAATGGTGATAAGAAATGTCATCACAGGTCCATCTTCTGCAAACATAATACTCATTACATAGTCGTCTGTTTCTTGAGGATTTAATTTTTGTTTATTAGCTTGGTTGATTGCAGATTCAAAAGGTGCCCACAAACTATCATAAGGTGAGAAGTATGAAAAATTAATTGCTGCTGATTCACCATCTTTCCATCCTGTTACAGGAAGTAAGTTAGAGTTCCTGTCCCATGGTGCAGCTGAAGAACGTTTGTAAGCGTCCCACTGAGAGTCTGTTGAATTAGTTAAAAACTGTGCAAGTTCTACTAATCCTGTTCCTGTTGCGTAACTTGTCATAAATGCACCAGTTAATCTTCTAAGACCCATTTGTCTTATTGCTGGATTACTGCTAGATGTTTCTTTTAAACCTATAGATACAATGTTTGCACCTGTTCTAAGTATTTCTGCAGGGAAAGATATGAAAGCACCCAAAGGTAGTTTTCTTAATTCTTGTATTGCTGGAGGTACTTTAGAATAAGTTGGGTACGTGTTTCTAATTAAATATGCTGAAATATCATCAACATGATCATCGAAGTTTTTAATTACACCTGTTACTGTAGGATTAGTTTCTAAAAACTCTTCTACCCATTTCTCTGTACCATTTTTTAACATCATCTATATTTTTAAGAGCTTGATTTATTTGTGATCTTGAATACTCATAACCAAAGTGTTTCCATAAGTTATCACCACCTGCATATAGTCTTGCAACCTTGTCGGTAGGTGCCATTTTAATTAACTTATCAAATAATTGATCTGATGTTCTTACTTCTTGGTTTTTAATCTGATTCATGATTGCTTTTAATTCAGATGCTACAACGTTTTCATCCCAAACACCTAGTCTAACTAATTTTTCTACATAGTTATTAAATGAAACTTCATCTATATTTTTTTACCACCTGCTTTAAATATATCTCTTAAACAATCTTCATTGCATTAGTAACACTAGCTCTACCACCTATGTGGCCATTCATTAATGCAAAGAAAGAAGCTGATGTTACATTTCTAACTTGTGTTTGTGGTGAGTATAATGTTTTACCAATCAGCTTTAGCTCTTATTTTTAAATCTTTATTTCTTCCAACTACATTTTTAGCTACCCAATCTATTGCTGTATTATATACCTTTTCATCTGGTGCATAGTTTGGATTAGTGAATGTTGAAAAAGATCTTAACATATAATCTTTTATTCTATTTATTTCTATGCCCTCTAAATTTTTTGTAATAGCATCACCATCTTTACCTTTTGGTAAAGCTTTTTTAAATTCTTTCATTGTGTTTTTTATTTCAAGTTTTAAATCATCTGCTAAGTCCACTAGTTCTTTGGGAAGATCATCTCTTTTAAGTTGTCCTCTTAAAAATTCTTCTATTTGATCAAGATAATGTTTTTGTAATGCAGGAGAAGTAGTTGCACTATTGTAATTGTTTTCAAATTTTTTAGCTAGCTCGTAAGATCTTTTTTCAATACCTTCCATAGTTCTATCTAATTTTCTTGCTCTACCTTTTATAAAAAGCATAGCTTTTTCTGATATACCTTCAATGTCTTTAGGTGCTTTACCAAAAGATCTAAAGTAAGATAAGATGTTATCTAAACGTTTAATAACTCTTTTTTCTTTTGCTGGGTTTGTTACAGAATACAATCTCCAGTCTTCAAATTTTGGTAACTGTTTTACTATTTTTCCTGAAAATGTTGATACGATCGCAGGAGCAAGTGCTTTAGTTAATACAAAGTCTGTAGCGTTTCTAATTGTTTTAGCAGTGCCTGCTACAACAGGTTTAACTGCTTCTCTAGATCCAAGATAACTAATAGGTCTAAATACAGCAGTGTTTATACCTTTAGCTCCTAACTTAGCAGTTGTTTTTACAAATGGTGCAAGACCAAACTTGTAACCAAGTTGTAAACCTTTTCCAATTAAAGGAAAGCCGGCACCAATGATAGCACCTTCTTGTCCATATTTAATTCTATTTCTAAATTCAGCTGCAGCTCTTTCTTTACCTTTTAAACCTTTTGTAGACTCTGGTTCAAAGTAGGGAGTGCTTCTTCCTTGTTCTGATGCTAAAAAATCTGTTGCTCCTACAACAGCCATACCTTCTATAGCTCTTGCAGCGATCTTACTAACCTTTGCTTTTTTACCACCTTTAATTCCTGAAATTATTTTTTTAATCTGTCCAGCAGTTTTTGTTCTTCTTAATACTTTTTGTATAATACCACCTGGTATTGCAAACTGAGTCATTAGACCAACCAGGTCACCTCTCCATGTTTCAGGTCTATCCGGTTCTTTGTCTTTCATCATCTCATCAAACTTTCCTAAAAAGTCTGAATCAAATGCATAGTCTAAACCGCTAAATAAAGTTGTTCCTACTCCAGACATTAAGTCATAACTACCGGAGTCTACTCCTTTTCTTATTTCGTCTATAATAGATATATAATCTTTTTCTTCACCGTCTTTTAATAACTGCATTGAATCCACAGGTTTGTCATATTTTTTAGACATTACTTGGTCTAAAAGTAATTTCATGTTTGGTGATCCAGAAACAATAAATCTTGCTAAACTTTTATCTTCCTTTTGAAAAGGA